GACAAGCTGATGCTCCAACTACAGTTCTTCAGGCTGCCGGGTGGGGAGATACGCCTCATGGAAGGGCGTGACCTGCTGTTCTACCTATCCAAGATAGAGGAGAACACAAGGCCGCTGGAAGGTATCTGGAACGTACCTGAAGGTATGCGGGTATGGGTGCCAATCGAGTCAACGTTCTATGGTAACTGGCGCGACAAGCAGGGCGCGGGGACGGAAGGGGAATTCGGCCCTGCCGCAGACAAGATGTACGATGCCGCAGGTCTGTTCAGGCAAGCGGTGGAAGACTTCAAGGCTGGCGTAGCGGCCAGAGCAAAGGCGCTAGGGTTGGAGGATACCACGTTCATACCCGATATAGGGTGGCCGTACTCCGCACCTGAAGAGCTGCCGCCAGCATGGCTGGGCGCTCTCGAATCATCGGTCAGGGAGTTCGGGAACTACGTAGCTCTATTCGGCCAGTGGGGCAACGGTCCGGTATCGGCTGAACAGAACCAGACCAGGATGCCCGCGTGGTGGGGGCCGCTACAGGAAGCTCTGCTGAACTGGTCACAGCAGAGTGGCCAGTATCCGACCACGGAACAGCGCGAAGAACTACCGAAAGAATCGTGGAACCCTCACACGGCAGGTGAAGGGCTTAGCAGCGAATTCAAGATCGCCGTAGACAGGCTGATGACTAACATCGGGCTGATACTATCGGCGGACGAGCGCAAGCAGTCCACGTGGGGTTCTCTGAACGAACAGACCGGACCGCCAAAGATAGATATACCAGAACCGCTTGGCGTGAATATCAACCAGGGCGAAATGACGACGTCGGTACGCGCAGGCGTCATGTCATCGACCCTGCCAATCGGCATGATGACCTTGGCTACGGCGATGGGCAGCGTAGCCAGCAGCATGATGCTCCAGATTATGTACCTGTCCACAATCGCCAGGAATACGGCGTCACAGCCGACCATTATCATCGAGCAGCCAGCCAGTGGCGGCGGCGGTAGTGGCGGTGGTGGCGGGGACAATGACTGGGGAGGTCTGCAATCGGCTAAGCCCACATTCACGCGGGAGTGGAAGTTCGCTCCAGGCACATATGAGGTACCGATATAATGAGCTGGCCTACTCCTAATCATCAAATAGGTAGTGTTGGTCTATACGTAGACGACGAGAGTCCGAGCAAGGCGGCGGTAGTGGGCACGCTCCACCCGCTCGACGCCACGGAAGACACGATACATCACAGCGGGTCCAACAGCAGGCGGCTCACCATAGTGGGCACGCTAGTGACGTCTGGCTCCGGTAGTGGTCTGGGCACGGAGTACGAGACGCTGGAAGGGTACTCTGAATCGGACACCGCCAGGTCATACGTATCCGATCAGGGGACGATTGGCAACTTCATCGTATTGAAGGTGGATGGGAAAAGGAAGAACGCCGTGAACTATGCATATCCGATCTACAGGGTGACGGTGGAACTGGTAGCCGCATGAGCAGAGTCCTGCACGCCGACATCACGGGGTCATCCGATATCTACTCCGTGACCATAGACCAGGACTACAGCCAGCCTACGTCGTCCATGATATTCGAGTGTGACAGCACAACGCTTTCCCTAGGCGATTCTGTACAGGCGGACGTGGGATTTGACGACGATCACGCAGTCCTTTTTACAGGATACGTTCTGGAGAAGGACGTACAACGGGACCAGAACGGTGTAAGATACTCCGTCCGGTGTCGTGATCAGCTATGGCGTGCTATGGCGTACTTTATTGCAGCGGAAGACCCACAATCGCCGCTAGAGTACAGCAACATCGAATCCGCGACGCTGGTACAGAACATGCTGGAAATGTCAGGCATTACGAGCTACAGCCTTGACGTTCCTGGCTTTACGTTCGCGCCCGAGGAGCCGCTGGAAGTGCAGCTAACGTCTGCATGGGATATGATACAGCGCATCTGCCAGCTAATCGCGTGGCATTGCTACGACGACTACGGCACGGTACGATTCCTAGATCGCAAGCCATACAACGTGGCTGGCGATTCGCCAGTGGCTACGCTGATAACTGGTACGGGCGAAGCGATCCTGGCCGTACAGCCGTTCTCCATAGGGAGTGATAAGATAAGGAACAGGGTAGTCGTGTACGGGCGCGAAGGCGTGTATGCATCCGCCCAGGCATCAAGCCCGTTCCTACCAGCGGGCTTCTACAAGACGGAGGCCATATCCGCACCGGACCTGATAGACACTACGTCTATGGCCCAGGATATCGCGGATTACAACCTCGAGCTGCTGAACAGACTGGAAAAGACTGCAACGGTGAACATAGAAGGGAACCCAACGGTCAGGGCCAGGCGGGTCGTAACGGTGACGGAAGAAGATACGGGGGTATCTGGAGACTGGTTCGTGTATGGGTGCAGACACGAGATACGCGACACGTACACGACGAACATGACACTCGTACAAAGGCAGACATCATGAGCGTTAGCGTGACGGTAGATGGAACGGATAGGACATCCAGCCTGATAAGGATGGAACGGCGGGACCAGTATTGCGACCCCGGCGCGTCGGTAGAACTTGTGTTCGACAACGTGTTTGAGATCCTGCCCTGGAAGGATGTTGTGGTATACGAGAACGGGACAAAGACATTCACCGGGACCACGTCGCAGATAGAGGCGTCCCGCGACGTGTTACAGTTGACCATCAGGGCCAGCGACGACATACGCCGCATCAAGGAATACTTCGTTGCTGAGGACTACGAGACCGCTGGCGAAGGTGTGAAGTATTGGCTCAACCTGTTCGCCACAGCAGCAGGGTGCTCGGTATCGTTTGACACCGACTACGACCCAACGCCGCTGGTCGGTATGACGATGGGTAAGATGATGGCGGTGGAGATCGTCAACGAACTTCTGTTGTTTGCCGGGTGGGACATGTGGTGCGACGCCGACAACACCCTGCATTTTGGCTACAGGATGACAGACGCCGGGGTGTCATACAGCCTTGCCGCTGGCGACAACCTGGTCGGTATGCTCAGGACAAGGGATTCCGAGTCTTGCAGGAATAGGGCCATCGTGTACGGGGCCATCGGTTCGGCTGTGGCCCAGGCCCAGTTCGGGTGGGAGATAGACGACGACGACTGGCGTACTATGGTTGTCAGCAGCGTGTATCTCGAGACTGTTACCCAGGCTTATGACCTTGCCAATAGGATGGTAAGTGTGGCTGGCCCAGAATGGGACATCAAGCGTTGCGACCTGGACGCAGTCTATGAAGACATAGAGATAGGCGACCGCGTATCGTTCGATGATGGCGTCGGCAACAGTGGCACCGACCACGTGACGACGCTCACGACGGTGTGGGAAGGCGACAGCGGCATGGAGACGATGCACGTCGTCCTGGGCGAACGGTGTCCTATCGTCGGATCGCCTGGAGCGGCTCCAATAGATGGCCGGGACGTGATCGTAGCCACCTATGAATGTGGCGTGTGGCGATGCCGAGACATATGGGCAGATACCATCCATTGGGAGTCGATGAACAATGGCCTGGAGGATGACGGCCTGAACTGTGAGTGGTTCATACGCGATCCGTTCGAGCCGAATACGCTGGCGTTCCTACTGACTCAGGAAGCCCTGTACCAGACGTTATCCACTGAGCCTGGGTATGAATACTGGATGCCGAAGCATTTGCAATTCGAGGGGGACGTAGAGGATTGGTACATAGCCAAGATAAGGTCTACGGTCGCAAGGCGCGGCGCTTACTATTTTGCGTTAACCAGGAAGGCCGATCCAGCCTATTGGTCTGCCGTTGCATTGTCGAATGATGGATGTGATACGATAAGGCTTGCAGACAGAGTCGATAAATGTTCTGGCCAGTATACGGTATATGACTGCGGTGTAGGCAGACCACCAACATTCAGTGGTAGGCTTTTTGGTTCTAAATGTAATTATACATACCAGACGGAATGTGCTGTACAATGCTGGCACAACCCACAGGCGTATGGTGGCCTTGGTGGTTCTGGAGGCCTTGCTGCGTGGCACAGGAACGACCACGGATGTACTATAACAGGGCTAACGTCACCTAGGGCGTCAAATGCAAGGCCAGCGTATTGGCATTGCACACGTGCGAGTGTTGGATACTCAATGGACGGTGTCTATAATGGTGATATTGCAGAGGGTTTATGCGTAGACCCTGATTCAGTTATACTATCTCCGTGGACGTTTAGTAGGGGCACGGCTATATGGTTCTGCTACGCAAGTGGTGGGATATTAGAATACAATATCTGTACTACTCCGAACGCCACTGGAACAATAAGCGTGCCAGCATCTAGCTGGACACAGATGTTCTCACTTCATATACCGTATAACCAGTCATACACACAGGACGCGTTCGATAGTTCTGAATTTCCAAGTATTATATACTTCACCCCTGGAAAGTGGGACGGTGGTGTTTTAACTGGAATAACTGATAGGTGGCCCACAAGGAACGGTGTTGCGCTTGAACTTCCCTGGGGATCAAGCCCTGCGTCTATATGTCATGACTGCCAGGGGTCTATCGGGACGTACTCACCGGATAGGACCAAGGTATATTGCTTCAGCGGCGGTAGCCCATCTAGGTTTGCCACAAGTGACGACGAGGGCGACACGTGGACAGAGGGCGCATCCATTCCATTCAATACTGCGTGCTTTTCAGGGTTCCCGTACTCGTCTGCAAAGGTATATGCTGGCAGACACGCTATCAGGGACGGGACGACGGATGAAGATACCGCGCTGATATACGTATCGTGGGACCGTGGTGAGTCGTGGCAGGACGTCACTGGCGATCTGTACGAGCAGACAAAGGCTATGGGTCGAAGGTATACTAAGTCTGGCGACCCTCTAGGTGCATCTGGATTGGTCACGATAGCTCCGAGGTATTCATGAGCGATAACGACATAAGGCTATTCGTAAGGGATATCATACGCTACATTAACCACCGGCTGGATAGACCAGAGCGGCTGATACTCGGCGGCACGTCCGGGTCTGGTGGGGGATATGGAGGCCCACCGGCTGGCGTGATAGGCAAGCTGCCACAGTCGTATGTGTGCTACGACACTGACGAGCTTACGACGGCTGGCTCTAGCCCTGCACCGAGCCTGTTGCACAACCTGAACCGCATACGTGGTGGGCACGCGATAGGTGACGATGCCATTATCGAGCGCCACATGGCGTGGTCGCCAGATGATACATTTAGCTCTAGCGGCTGCATAGACGCCAGCCATATCCCGTTCTTCAACGATGCCACGGCCATACCAGATGACAACGTCAGGGATACCATAGAATGGGTGTATACCCATAGGGCGGACGATCTCACGTCGAACTTCTATGTGACGCAGCAGTTTATATTCACAGTAGAAGGAGAGATAGAGGCGGTTACTGGCAACATCGAGATATGGATTCCATGTACGCTTACCATTTCCGAGGTACGTGCCAGGGTTAGCGTAGCACCTGTAGGACAGGATATCATCATTGACATCAACAAGAATGGAACGTCGGTGTTAGACGTTGATAAATTAGTCATAGAGGATGGGGCATACTATGGCACAGCGACTCCCGACACAACGGCGCTTGCTGACGGCGATATATTGACGATGGACGTGGACCAGCGAGGTTCATCAACACCTGGTTCGTATCTGGTCGTCAGTATCATCTGCATACAATATTTACAGGGGGCATAGATGGTATTCACTCCAGAGTTTGGAACTGGATACGAGCAAGGAAGTACGGAGGTTATAGCCGCAGTTGACTACTATGGGCAGTTGGCCATGTCAACAAGCGTTGTACATACTGGCGTATATTCTATGTGCATACAGGCATATGGCAGCGGTGCCATCAGATACATACAATACCACACGTCCGCCGGGAGTGAAATATATATCGGGGTTTGGGCGTACCTCCTGTACACCACGTACCCCGCACGTGTCAGAGTCTATCTTACGGACGGTAACTTCCTTGAGGTAAAATATGAATCTGGAAACACGTGGAACGCATACGTCAATGGTGGACTTGTTGAGAGTGGTTCTGTAACAGTAAACGTCAATGAGTGGCACCACCTTCAGGTGAGGTTTAAGGTGGACGATAGCGTTGGTGTGATCCAGACAAAGATAGATGGTGTATCGGATGTGGACTACTCCGGTGATACCAAACCTGGTTCATCCTCAACGCTAGAACATATCTGGCTCATCATGGGCGGTAGTGGTACTATACGCCGCGATGTGTACTACGATGACTTTGTGTACGGTACTGGTGACTGGCCCGGAGATATAAGGTTCCAGGTAATGGTTCCAGATGGCGACGATACGGCGGAGTGGATTCCTTCAACTGGTGTAGATAACTATGCACTAGTAGACGAGATACCGCCATCCGATGCCGATTACGTTACATCTGGCAGTTCAGGCCAGAAAGATTTATACACAATGGATTCGTGGGATGGTACACTGAAAACGCCACAGTTCTTGGTACAGTGGATACGGGCGAAGAAGGACTCCGCAGGGACACGGCAGTTACAGATGGTGGTGGATAGCAACGGTACTGAAGATGCCGGAGATGCGTTCGACTTAACTACGGACTATGCGTACTACAACAGAGTCATAGAGGAAGACCCCGACACAAGCTCTGCCTGGACGGAATCTGCAATCAACGCCTTGAAAGCAGGGATGGAGTCCACATAAATGACGGAGGTACTATATTCTAGCCAAACTCTTATAGAGGTAGGCTACGAAGTACCATCGAATATATTACTGACTCAGACTCTTGTCGAGATAGGCTATATAATCCCGACAGAGCAGCAGATACAGGCCGATGTCGGCGTCATCATATTGCAGACAATGACGCCGACGATATACGTCGTGCCGCTACCGACAGTTTCGGCACAGGTAGGTGTGATACTTATCTCCACGCCAAGCGCGTCGATAGGTGGGCCTCAGACCGTATCTGCGCAGGTTGGTGTCATACTGGTATCTGGACCACAGGCTTCACCACAGGTTATAATTGGCATGGCAGTATCCAATGCAGTTATAGAGGTCGGCTACATACCATCTGTGCAACTAATGGTATCTGAGGCATTGTTAGAGGTTGGGTTTGTAAAACATTACAGGAAGTACGGTCCGCCCGTACAGCACGCGTAGGAGACTCGAATGGCAGAAGGTGATTTCCTAATCTATAATGCGTTCCTTGAAAAGCTAGGGGCTGGAGATATAAGCCTTGAGGCTACTGTAGACGGTGGGCACGTGTTCCACGTCATACTCGTTTCTGGCTACTCGCCAGATATCGACAACGACGAGGGGTACAGCGACGTGTCGGCGTATGAGTACGCAACTGGTGATGGATATACAGAGGGTGGTGAAACTATAGCAAGCCAGACGTATACGCGTGACGACGCAAACGATATGATGGTGTTCGACGGTAGCCCTGCGTTCTGGGATGCCCTTGGGCCACTATCTCCAGCCACTCCTAGTCACGCCATCGTTGTCGATGTATCCACGTCTGGCAGCACACTCGCCGCATGTATCGAAATAGGATCGACTGCCACTAATGGGCTTGACTACATGGTCGTGTGGAACGCCAGCGGGATATTCAATATCAAGCAGGAAACGGCGTAGGGCACGTGCCCTACGCCACTATTTCCACCGTGACGCCAAGTCTGTCAGCGAGCCAGTGCGCCACGGGTTCGGGCAACGGTATCCTATTGCCACTCTCCTGTCGGGCGGTGAACACCACGTTAAACCGCATGTCCATTCTTGGCATTTCGTAGACAAACTCGGCGTACATAGTACCGGAAGCATACACCACCCGCGTGGGATAGATACGCACATCCCCCATCGCGTCGCTCACCATCTGCCTGGCGTGACCAGGCCCAGGCGCGGATGCAATGGCTTCCAGTAGACCTGCCACAGAACCACCAGGCAGGGACGATTCGTCTATGTGGGATAGCAGGTCGCCGTTACCAGTAGTAAGGCGCGTCCTTACTTCGTGACCCGCTGTTGGCGCGTAGGCCAGGATATTCAGAATAGTATCCCACTCCGTGCCAATACGCACATAGTCCTCGATATCCATAGCGCGGGTGCGTATCAGCGACGCCGATATCGGCAGACCTATGTCGTCCACCCACGCAGACCAGCTCGTATATCCCGTCAGCCGTTCGGCTTCACGCCTGGTGCTGGCGGACTCGAACAGCTTTTTCATCCGCCAGCAGGCTATGAGCGTAACGCCACGCAGCACGGCCCAGGATACCGCCCCGCGCCGTGCTATGGCGTCTACGATTGGCACGTCATCCGTCGCCACCAATTCCTGTATGAATCGGACCTCGCCCATCTGGGCGACAGTCATGTTACTTACTGAGTCGGCTAAATCCATACTCGAAAGCCTTCTTGAGTGCTTCTTCTGGCACTCCCTGTTTGAATACGTCTATCGTCTTCATCATTAGGTCGGTATATTCTACCCGCCACTCGTCATACGCGACGCCCTGTAGCAGAGCAGACAGGAAGTCATCGGGCTTCTCGACGCCAGCGTCCTTGGCGTATTTCAACAGGCCCGTAGGAACAGACTTGCCAGTACCAGCCGCTACTGCGCCGACATTGATCGGCGGCGTCTCGTGTACGCTGTTGACCTCGGCGGCGTCTACGCTTTGTTCCTGTTCCAAGGACTTGTCTGTAGGCGCTCGTTCGCCGCCGTAGTATTCTGGATATGCGAATTCTGCTGCGGAGCTGCCTTCCTTGCAGTAGATGTACAGGGCTTGCAGCATACCCCACGTGATCTTGCGCCCGTCCACGATACCAAAGTGCCGCTTTAGATGGTTCATCACACGCGGGTTGTTCGGTGAAAATGGGTCTATCTTGTGTTCCGGGTCCAGCTTGTCGCGCAGCATTTCCACAAACGCTTCGGTGTTGACCAGTACGCGCCACTCACCCTTGCCGCTGGTTACTTCGTCCTTCGGCTTCATGTCACCGAACCACATCTTGACCATTTCGCGCTTATCTTTCTTGCGCTCGCTATCCTCAAATTCCTCGACGGCATCCATCGCTTGCTGTTCGCGCATCTTGTAGTACGCGATGAACTTCTCATTCATCGCACCCTTGGCGTTCTTGTCCACGGCCCACTTCATGGCGGATATGCCATCGGCGTCGTCAAAGATTTCGGCCAGCGTCATGCCCTTGAACTTACCTTCGCTGCCCCAGCCGTCGCACACGTACATCCCCAGCTCTTCTTCGCTGTTATTAGAACGCTGCGTAGCCTTATCGCCTTCTTCTTCCCAACCTAACACCTGGGCCATGCGCTCGTCAAAGTATAACTCACCGCCCAGGTGGCGACCGAACTGTGACAGCGCGTTCTTGATAGCGTCGGTCTTGGCAGACTTTGCGGCGGTGTCTAGCTGCTGTGCAGTAGGCGGGTTCACTTCCCCTGTCCTGCGGTTATTGCTACACCTGGCTACACCAACGCCCCGGCCTAGCCTGGACGTGCTGCGAATACTGTTGTCCTCTATCAGATAGTATATCTGTACATCGACATCCATAGTGAAGACATAGTCGCCATATTCATTTGTGAAACGGTCGTCACCCACCTTGGTGGCGGACCACCCATCGAAGCCGAATATCTCGTTCGCTTCCTGTATCGCCCATTGCCCGGTGACGTACTTACCAAAGATGCCCTTGCTTGAATCGCCAGGGTGTACGGCTTCACTGGGCACTTCCTGGTCCAACGCGTGTTGGACCTCCTCGTAAGACTTCATTGACTTCCTCCAAAGTTGAATAGTGGTCCCATGATAGACTCAGTGTCGTAGTTACTTATGAGCAGCTCTTTCGTATCCTTGACGTAAGTACCAGGTTCATGTACGGTTCCGCACGTGTACGTTATATCGTATGGCCTGATGATGATACCTGGCCTTCCTTCATACAGACCTATAATATCCGGGTGGTTGTTAATCGTCAGCAGCCACCTATTCTTGGCGGCAGCGTTCAGGTCGGCAAGATCGGAGTGATCCTGCCAGCTAAACTGCTCGTAATAGTCGTTGCCACCTGCGACACCCCAATACGGCGGGTCTTGGAACACGAACGTGGACTCATTGTCATACCTGCGGCCAATCATTTCGTAGATATGCCGAAAATCCCTGTTGAACACCTGCACACCAGACAGCCTATCGTGGAACGCCTGTATCCTACCATATGGCAGGTCGAGATAGTGCCTTCCGGTATACCTTGCCGCCTCATACTTGTACGATGTAGACCTTGCCGCGTTCCTGCCAGTGAACGTCTGCTTCTGCGTCATCCAGAACGCGACTGCGGCTTCCACATCTGGTATCTCTATCGGTTGCTTCAACCTGGCGACGTGCATATGGTACATGCGCTCCGAGTCGAAGATATAGCCATCACGAAAGAACGACAGGAATTCATCTGGTAAATCTCTGATGACTATAAAGAAGTTCACCAGCACATCATATTTATCGTTGAACCACTCCGATTCGCTTATGGCTTGCGGCTTAGCCAGCGAAACTGAAAGCATACCGCAGAACATATCCACGTATAGCTTGTGGGCGGGGAACATGTTCACCAGAAAGTCTGCCACCCTGCTCTTGCCACCAGCATACGGTACGATACTGTTAAGCGTTTTCCACTCGCTGATAATAGCTGTCTGATGCTCCGTCATAACCTAATGTAAACTCCCAGTCTAGCAGGTTGGCCTGGACATATGCCTTGGGCAACCTGTCCTTCTTGCACTTGCAGAACTCCGTGTCTGGCAGCGACCAATGTCTGCATATGATACCTATCTGGTCCGCCGCATGATACAGCCTGGCGCTACCGAACAGCGTCACTTCCCGTAGGTCGTGCTTCTTCTTGAACTCTTCCGACTTTTCCTTACTGAACTGTCCGAAACCTATGATGGTACACCCGTGGTTGCCAGCGAGCGTGGCTAGGCCGCTGCCTAACCGTGCGATTAACTGGTGTTCTGGCGTCCTGGTGTCCGACCCTTCCGGTACACGGATATAGTCATATATGACAACTTTAGGTTTGTGCCAGTACATTATCCTGTTGAGCGCGTCCACGTCGCCGTAGTTATAGTCATAGATAGGCATGTACCTATCTATCATGTCCACGTATGGGTACACGCGTTCGTCCTTGGACCTGACCAGCCTGTCTGACATATGGGCAAGCGGCTTGAGCACGCCAACGGTAACTTCGTTAGGCGGCATTTCCGTACTCACGAATAGGGTGTCGATACCACGCTCTATAAGCCTGGCGGCTATCGTGTATGCGAGCGTGGATTTGCCGTGGTTGCTTATACCGCCGAACAGAGCAAGTGCATTGTTCCATATGCCACCCTTCATGAACCTGTCCAGGTGCGGGATGCCGATCTGCCCGACGACGGTACGTAGTTCGCCCTTATAATGCGTGGACGCCCTGGGGTCGTAGGTTGTGTCCCTAGTCACGGCGTCCAATTCAGACATTATGGTCGGTAGCCACTGTGATATGTCACGTGGGTACTTTTTGCGCATCGTATTCATTTCGGCTACGATGACGTCTACGTCACGTAGCATTACTGCGGAACGGAGCGGGGCTACAAACGTGCCCCACTGGTCTGGCGGGTCTGGCTTCTTCCAGATATCTATGAGTTCGTTCCATCGTTCTGGCTTAATGCCGTTCGTGCTGAACGACATCACGGTCAGGGGGTTGACATCCGCTCCCTGCATCCTTAACTTTATTGCCGCTTCCACCGTCGAAGCGTACAATGGGTCCGAAAACCATCTACGTGACACACCGCGCAGTATCAGGTCGTCTACGATTGTTGGGTTTGCTGCGATATGTCGGATGATTGACTGCTCTGCTGAGAGATTCCTAGCCGGGTCCATAGTGTTTTTGAAACCTCGTATTTAATGTCACCTATGATATCCTTTAGCCAATCTTCGTTCTTCCGTGGATCATCCCGTAGGTAGATACCGTCCCATGCGCCACACTTTATGGCCTGTTCGCCGTACCTGCGCACCCACTTGTCGTAGTCTGCGCTGTATATCTCTGGAGGGTCTGGTGGTCTTAGGAACCGTTCCATGAGCGGAGGCTCGCCCCATGAATATAGTATCTCCATCCCGTCGATAGGAAGCCTGGGCAGCTTGTTCTCCTCGTACCCAAACTCCCAATACCTACCGCCAACGATGGCGTCTAGTGCTGCAATGATAGCGTCTGGATCGTACTTCATTTCGTGTATGAGGACACGTGCGGCTTTCATATGCCTGCCACGAAAGTCTGCGAGTGTCCACTTGCGATTAGCGACGTTGTTCACGAACCAGTGAGCCAGTTCGTATGTCGGGCCTGATGCTTTAGGCATATTCCTCCCAGTCTTCGGTGTACATCCAGTATTCTACGTCTGTGAGTAGAGCGTTGTCCTGGGGCTTATCGACTATGCGGATAAGTATATATTTCCTTAGAGTCGATATCCACAGGACAACGCCCAAGATGCGCGGGTCTTTCCGGTTGTGTACTTTAGACCCTACGTGTATCATTATAACATATCCGGCGGAATCTGTAAATCAATTTGTGCTAGCCACCCTAGCATGTCAAACTTGATATGATACGGAACGGGTTCACCGTTGATCGCGGCGACAACTTCTCGCGCCGCCAGCGATGCTAGGAACATCCCGTTGTACGCCACCGAGCGCATCGAGCATGGAATCTCCATAGGGTGGTCGTCCAGTATCGAGCTTGTGTATGCCTCTGACGTGAGCGTTGGTGGCGTGACATGATACAGTTCCACCACGTTGCTGCCCATGCGGCAGTCAAAGTAGTATTCCCACCAGTTCGATGCCGCCAGCGTCTTGGCTATCGCTTCGCGTGATTCGTGAGAGTCCACGGCGGATACGACTATGACATCATCGTTGAAGTTGTAGAACTCTTCTTCGGTCCCGTTCCACCTGAACGCGCCCGGTACTATGGATACGTCGTCCACGAACTCGAGCACGTTCTTGACGATGGCTGTGACCTTCTTGTCGGGAACATCACTTGGCTTGTAGAACTGTGGCTCGATGTTCTCCGGCGACACTATGTCGTCGTCGTACACGTTGATCGTGCCAACGCCCAGCTTGGCGAGCAGGTACACCAGATTGCTGCCAACGGCACCAGAGCCAACCACGACTACAATCCTGCTTTTCAGGATATCGTGATCGACAAGATCGTCCGAGCGTGACCTATCCATACGCCGACTCCATCACGCTGTAGAGCGCGTCATAGCACTTGTCGCACAGCGCCAGGTCGGGCATACCGTCTATACCTGGCACGATGTTGACATGCCCCTCGATATCACCGGCGCAGGTGAAGCACTTCATTTCACCTACGTGCGCACACTCCAGGCAGATAGGCGGGGTCGCGCTGTCCAGACAGTTCTCGCACACTTCGGCAGCACACAGGCCGCATGTACGCAGTCTGCCAACTTCGTGGCACAGCTCGCACACACCGTAGTTCATTACTCTATCGTAGCCATGCAGGTGTGGCCGATGCACCGAGCCGTTCTTCGGAGACTTGAACTTGTCATAAAGTGGCTGGTTGACTCCGTACTCCAGCGTGACATTCAAGTCTTCGTAGCTGCCCAGCGTGTCGCGCCTGGCGATCACGATATCGGACCCGAACTCGATAGACACCGTGGTTGCGTCTTCAGACTGCTGCATCTTCAGCGCGTCTTCTATGGCGTCCAGGTCAGTACCGGACCAGAACGCCGACATGGGATGTCTGTGGACCCAGGCGAAGCGATACTCGTCCAGGTCGTAGCCATCATCCATAGCGAGCATGACTGCCTGAGCGTAGTGCATAGCAGTAAGCTCCGTCGTGGCATGGGAGTCGTTTTCGTGTTCGCTGAGTACGTACAGCCTAACGACGTGCATATCGCCACTTTCGGTTTCCCTATACAGCCCGTAACCGGACCACTCCAGGGATGTCGCATGGTTCAGGACCAGCGCTCGAACAGTCACTTCGCTGTCTAGGTGGATAGTATGGATGGTTGGCAACTGGTCCTTACGTGGCTTGAGCGGTAGTTGGTGGAATTGTTTCACTACGGGTGGCGTAGAACTTTGCCTGTACCCCTGCGTCACGCTCCGGTTCCTATGCTTCTTCTTGAACAGTTTATCCATCAGTCGCATGTATCACCTCGTGCAGTCTACACCTGCCACCCATATGGCAGTAGCTACTCGGGCAGGTACGCGGGATGTGGACGTTACAGTAGTAGCCGAACGTCCTGGCGCACCTGTACCCGATCTCCTCGGACAAACATGATGGGCATAGCTTACGCCCACAGAACTCGCAATGATGGTACGAGCGCGGGGCGTACCATTCGCCCTTGTGCGATGGGCACTCCTCCGCGTCCGGGTTATACTTTGAGTTGGTCCACCAGCCTTCGTATGCCCCAGGAATGTAGATACTGCGCAGGAAATCGACGGACATGCCGTACAAAGCGACTATGTCGCCCTCTCTTAGCAGCACGTCGAACCCGTCTTTCGTGTTGCCCATGCATGGGTGGCCCATATGCACGTGCGGGTGCGGCTGGCCGCGCATGACCACGCCGCCCTTGACCCTCCTGCCGGTGAACTCAAGTTCGTACTTGCCGAAGTTAAAGTCATCCAGCTCCGGCGCTATGATATCGTCGGTAGTAACAATGGCGCTGCCTACCTTTACCTTCCACACCCTGCCATCCCATTCGGTTTCATAGTATCCGCCAGAACCTCTGGGCGCTCTGCTCATAGCTTTCTTGAACACGCCCGTGTATATCAGATTTGGTACGTCTGTTATCATTATGCTCTCCAAACACAAAAGCCGGGGGGACGTGGCAATCCCCCCGGCACAAGATGTAGACCGTCAAGCTCCCTTGACGGTGCCACTAAAGACGAGAACCTGACCGGGAGCTACGTGATCCATTTCCTCTGCGTAGCTGCCGTTCATGATCACCTGCATTGCCTCGGCGTCTTCCCTGCCCATAGATACGAGCCGCTTGCGCAGCGTCCCTACGGTTTCATCGTGGGCGACCTCCACGGTCATCGGTCTGCCGTTGTGGAACATCACCCTCACCGAGCCAGCAGGGACCGTCAGGTCTACCATTTCTGGCTCATCATCAAAGTCATCCTCGATCTCGTCGTCGTCATCGAAGATGGCGTAGATTTCTTCGTCATCGAAATCATCGTCTTCCTCGAGTGGCGGCCTCTCATTCCAGTCTGTCACGATGCATCACCTCCATTTTTAATGTGCTACAAGATTATAACATTTGCGGCTGGAAGTGTAAATCAAGATTTCCGCGCCACCTTTAGCACATAGTCGGTAGGTTCTCGTATCCTATCCGACATGGTAGTGTAGTGCCAGATTCCCTGAGAAAACAAGACGCCCTTGCTGTTGATGACGTGCTGACCATGCGGCCCTCGTCTGTTGACACGATATTTGGGCGGGATAGATATCTGGTGTACTTCCGCCATATACCCCGCTACTACATACTCGACGTACCAACCATATGGCCTGATGGCGGCACGGACGTAGAACAAACCATACGAGTCCGGCAGCCACCTTGTGAGCTTATACAGTACGTCCAGCCACCTGGACCTGCTACTATCGGGCCAGATGGCTGTCCGTACCGCAAGGACTATCGACCTATGCACCGCCTTCCTCTTTCTTGTCCAGCATCCGCCAGCCAGTAGCTCCGGGCGGATATATCAGGTCGAAGCTCGGTTGTTCTTCACTGTACTCGGTGTTCACAACCCTGACGATGATAGGTCCAGGCTCGAACAGTAGGTCTACGCTGCTCTGCCCATTGACGTTGACGCCCGTGAGCGTCTTTCCTAGAACCTTGGCTATCCACGCATCCCAGTCCATGTTACCCCCAGACAAACCACCGGGTAACGATGGGTGGTTCTTGCGGTTCGGCGCAACCGATAGCCGCCAGGACGTAGAACTTTTTGTCATCAGTGCGGGCGAGCCGCTGCGCCTCGCGCATTGCTGCGCCTGCGCTATCATGCCTGACAGTGGACGCCAGCGTCCTTTGGTCACTGGATACCACGTAGAACTCCGGCTTGCCTATTTGGCCTATTTGGTCGGCCAGATATCGCACTATCTTGTCGTCCAGGCGGTCGTATGCAGGTGGCGGCGGTACAACCTCTGCCCAGTCATAGTTGTTGACCATTTCCGACCGGGAAATGGTCGTCCCGGTCACGGTATCGACAAGCCCGCTGACCGAGTTGTAGTATACCAGCGTGGCTTTCCTGTGGTCGCCAGTGTTCTTGGCGATCCAGTAGTATTCGCCCATCACAGGCGGGTGGCCGCTGTGCCACCCGTAGTTGTGCCGATACTTGAACTTCGGTTCGTCCATGTCTGGCGTGAGCGGACCCTTGTGCATCATGTCGGGGACCAGCTCGGGTGCTAGCCGCGCACCCGATGGGCCGCGCAGCATATGGTCGTCGTTGGTGTACCAATACACGGCGTCTTCCGTGCCTGGACGCCGTATCCAGTAGAACCCGCTCTCCACGGGTTCGCCTCTAATCCATTCCATGTTTATCCTCCGTTTTCGTAGATATCCAGCACCGAATATTCCTTGCGCACTGGTTCTGTATCAGCCAGCGTCCTATCCGGTTCTGGGATTGGCCCCATCCACTCGAAGTGCTCGGAGCCTAGGAAGTCAACAACGCCATCGTAAGAACGGTCATCGCCATGTATCCAGATATTCCCCTGAGACAGCAGGACAAGCTCCCGCATGTCCAGATGGTTCCCATACCGTATCCAGTAGTAGCCTTCCTGGTCGATTGATACTAGCTTCCCGTCATTCCAGACCATGCTGCACCAGCTTGTCATACAGCCTGGCGGCGTACTCCCTGGCCTCGTCGCGTTCCTTCCCGACCTGAGCGTGCCAGCTAGCCCTGTCGCGCAGGGTGTTTCGTGCGACATTCAGCTCTTGTTCCAGCCGCTCCACGTCTAGGACGAGTAAGTGCTGTGCGTGTTCCGCCATATTACGGGCAGCGTCCAGTTCCAGAACGCGCCGTTCCAGAAAGGATACACGTCCAGTTGCGCCTTCCGCCCTGGATTCTGCATCCCGTATGGCCATGTCGCTCGCGTTCCGAGCATCCTGAAGTTCCATATCGTGCTGAGCGTTGACGTGTTCCAGTTCTTGGCTGAGCATGACAGCCGTTGCCGACAGTTCGCGGATAGTATCCGTGGCTTCTATGGCGAGTTGCTGGTACGTGGCGCACACCGCACGCCACGTGTTCTGTCCGTGGTAGAACTTTCGCGCCCACTCACGAGCTTCGCGCACGTCCGCTACGAGAGCATCTTCACGTGTCACGTAGTCCGGCACGAGCGGCCCTGCATACTCTAGGCCAAGGAAATACGAGTCCACGTCATATGTCTCCGGCACGTGTGCGGCATAGTACGATATCACGTTGTCCCCAACCACTCTGACGAGCCAGGTGCCGAACAGCGACGCCTTAACCCAATAGTAGCCGTCGAAGTCAGGTGTCCCTTGTTGCCATTCAGTCATGTTTCCTCCTCTCTCGCGGAGTCTATTGCACTCCGCGCTTTTTCCCTAACCGACTTGATTATCCTGCTGGCGTACAGGGTATTGGTAGACAGAATCGGGGCGAGTTTCCTACTGGAAACGGCCCCGTCCAGTGCTACCATGAATTTCAGACATGTGCGTTCGCGTTCGTCAAGGTTGCCCCACAGGTCGTTGAGCCACTGTGGCGTCTCATCGTCCAGGTGGTACTCGTCCGTGACCGCGTTGCGTTCCTCCATGTCCGATATCACCCCGTTGTCATCTCTGGGCATCTCCAGTTCGTGGTACAGGTGGCGGTTCTGTCTGTGTACGGCGTGCTTGGTACTGTCCTTGCCAGCTTCGTCCGCCATGGACAGTATGATGCCCTTGCCAATACCTATAACCCATGTCGGGAACGCCGACAATCGTGGGTTATAGTCTTCCTTGCGTAGCATGGCTGTTTCCCAGGCGGCCTGTACAACGTCGTCTGAAGCCCAGCCCATGCCGCGTATGTACGCATACTTGCGGATAGATTGTTCGATATCTGCGCCAAATACACGTACATATTCTGCGAACCAGTCAATCTCAATCCGTTGCTTCCTTGCTCTCGTCATTGCCAGTCGCCTCCGCCTCAAGGCCATACCGGGACAGAAAGTCCTCGTAGCTATCGGGGCTAGCGCCCCGATTCATTGCTTCGCAATGAACGAGTACATAGGCCCGGAATGGACTAAGTCCTTGCAGGTCAGCGACGCCACAGACAGCGTGTGTAGCATCCATGTGTCTGATGTATGCACGCCGTTCCTGTTGGTGCCACGCGACCTGAATTTCTGTTCTGCGTCTAGCCCAACGGTTCACCTATCGTGTCACCCCCTTTCCGAAACAAAGCATCCCCCTCGTTATCTTTGTGAAATATTTCACAGCAGGGGATACAACCCTTTCCGCCAGAACACACCGGGCTTTTTAGAGTTTACACCTCATCGAGGGACTCTACTTTCAGCTTCTCCAAATGGAGGGGTGCTCGGTTCCGCTATCCACCCCACAGGCTGGTATTAACAGGTCACGGGTTGCTGATTTCGCATGGAACGGTCGGCCCCGCGCTAGCAGGACCACATCGAGTGCCCTTGGACGTGTGCGTATTGCGCTCTGCAAGGCGTGTCAGCCCGCACACGTTTCGTGTTCGTCGTGCCAGTTGGTGTCGTAGTTCTTGGCAACCTACGGTACTACCGATATTCCGGTCGCCACCATCCTTGCAGGGATAGCGCAGTTACCAAGGTGTCATATACAGGGCGGGTTGGATTCGATACCAACATATCCTGGTCCGCTCACCACGTCCGTGTCTACGTGGCACTTTCCCAGGTGAGGAACTTTCCTCCACCGCCCTAAGTTGTGGGGCAGGATTCGAACCTGCTTCCCGCGTTCAGCCCGTCACTGAGTGTCCGGTAGGGTCATGCATCGGGAACACTAACCCCTATCGCTGCGTGTCACCGTCCACGCCGCCCACAACGTGTACTACCTTTTGCGCTTCGGCTCCGTCTCTTCCGCCTTGGCCTTCTCGTATTCTTCCATCGCCTTCTCGATATCGGGGATAACTTCGTCCCCCGCCTTGCCAGTGCGGTACTGGTCGTGGATGTCCTCTGCGTCGCGGAGAATCCTATCGCTTCTGTTTCCCATCGTCTTCCTCCTCGAGCGCCCTGCTCAGTTCTTCGCCCAGGTCTTCAAGTTCATCGTAGTGCCTATTCTTGATCCTGCCCCTGGACGCCTTATCGTTCAGTTGAACGAGGTCTTCTACAATCTGCTGGCTTTTCTTCATGGCACACTCCGTAGGTATGAAAATAGCCCGTCTAGACGGGCTGCTTGTTAAGATGCGCCTGGTGGGACAGGGCTTGAGGTTCATGGAGTAGCCCTGTCCCGTGGTAGGACGCCCTGCGTTCATATTCATTATAACATTTTGGGCAGAAAGTGTAAATGTCGAGATACGGACGGTCATAGCGGCTCTAATTCTGCGATTTCCGCATATACAATATAAGCTCTTTGCGGCAGGCCGTACTTCTTTATATGCAGGTCTCGCGAATGATCGTAGAACTCCAAGAGCGTGACCGCCCTACGCTTGCCGTCCTTGAATGTGCTCCTTTCGACGTAGTATGCCGGGAACTCGTGCGGCACAAACTTTATCCACCACACACTCGACAGGCCGTACCGTTTCCGCAAAGCGCCCACAAAGAAGTCCAGTTCGTACACGTCGTCCACGCGTATAATCTGGTCTGGCGTTGCGTTGTCCAGCAACCTTACCGATAGAAGCCTTATGGGCTTGCCGTACTTGCTGTCGTAGTATTCCTGCTTTGCCATGTAGTGCGGCCATTTCGTCTTTCTACCCAACCTGCGGTAGAACGTCTTACAATTCTGAGCTTCGCCTTCGAGTTCTATGAAGTATATCGGGTACGCAAGTCGCTGTCCTGTTGTGACGCCATCCGTACATCTGCTAGGGTCTTCCAGGCCGGTCCGTCGCTTGATGTAATCTACGTAGGCGTCGTATTCCTTGCTGTCGTAGACGACTACAATTCTTTCCACCATAGCTGCCTCCTTTTCTGATTTATCACGCCAGTTGCGCGGGCGGGATTCGAACCCGCATATCCAGGCTCATGAAGCCTGTGCCTTACCAGTCGAGCCACCGCGCAGGTTGTAGGCCCACTTACCTACGTGTTCGCCCCCTAAGTTTATAGGGGTCTTTCCCATTCACATCGAACGGGTCTTTCTGCCCCAACCGCGACCTGAACGGTTGCGTGAGACCGGCGGATCGCTTTTTCCGCGCACGCCGCTTCTCAGCGCCCCACATGTAAGGCCACGGCCCACGGTATTTGTGTGGGATAGCCATATTACCCCTCCTAATAACGTGATAATGGGCGCGGCTGGAATCGAACCAGCGACCTGAACCTTATAAGAGCCCTGCTCTCACCGCTGAGCTACGCGCCCGATGCAAAACAAAAGGAACGCTAGGGCTGCCCACAAGAGCAGCCCTAGCATAAGGACAATCATTCTTCTGCCTTCACCGTGACTGGTACGGCTACCATCCGCTGGACTTCGTTGCCACACACAGTACACCGCGCCTTGCCGCCCTTGCACAGATTGAACACGCGTTGTTTGTGACCGTACTTCTTGTCCTGCCACTCGTGTTCGCACCTGCACGTCATGATGACACTGGGCATTGTCGCCTCCTACGCCAGCATCTTGACTGGCTTGTCGAATACCAGCTCCCAGAGGATTTCCGCTTGCTGCGTGAACCCGTAGACCATCTGGTACTCTTCCGCCTGGTCCTCGTAGTTGGTCAACCTGCTGATCTTGCAGGTCACTGAACCGCACCAACCCTGGTCGCTGATCCGTTCGAGCATGTACGCCGGGTACTCATCTGGGTCTGTCCACTGACTGTTACCATCGGTGTCGTACCTGGCCACGTGGTCCTCCTCGATGCGCTCCCGGTAGGCGTTCAGCTCTTCTTCGCTTTCCACGACGATCAACCGTTCCGTATCCGAACTCATACCGATCACCCCCTTTCCGTTTCGAGTGGTTCTATTTTAGCTTCGAGATATACCGCCGCCGACTCCGGCACTCCATGTTCCTGTATGTATTCCGATGCCAATATGGCGTAATCTCGGAGCTGTTCTATCCTGACGAAAGCTTTTTGCCATACAACCTCGCCGCCTATTATCGAGCCTTTCTTTTCCAGGTAATATACTGGAAACCTGGATGGTCTTCCTGCGAAGATCGCCCCTTTGAACGAGATGTCACTGCCAACCTTGTAGTCGTCCAAGCTCGAAGCGCCTACCTCTTCGAGCCAGTAATTGACATATGCGTCCAGTTCTTCAGCGGTGTTCACTCTTACTAGCCTCGTCTTCATCCTGGCCCCCGCTAGAATATCAGCGTTTCCTGTTCCTGGCTTTCCTCCTTCTGCTTTCTGTCAGATATGACAGTTACGTTGAGGGCGGTCAGGTCGTAGCTAGACCTGCACCCACTCGTGTCCTGCCACACGTGAGGAGATTGCTCGCCGTTTTCGGCGTCGCCGCCGATCTCGCCTTCGACAAGGACCACGCTGCCTTTGGCTACGCGATCATACGCATACTGCGCACGGTCGCCCCAACAGGTAACGCGCCACCAAGTGGTTAGCGCGTATCCCTGCCCAGCTTCCTTCCAGCCCTTAATCTGCTTCGAGCTGTACTTGCTGGTCGCTACGCTGAACGTCGTCAGCGCCGTTCCACTGTTGGTGTACTTCATTTCCGGTTCGCCACCAACGCGCCCTACGATTGTTACTTTGTTAAACATACCATTCTCCGTTTAGACATATAGCGGAGGGCAGGTCAGAGCGAGTGAGCCTGCCCTCCGCATCAAGAAAGGAGGTGTCCTCTAGGGACCATTGCCTGGGGAGACGCGCACTAACATTGTACCACATATTCATCCCCCCAGGCGTATGCAAGGAGTTGGCCGGGCTATGTACGGCAGCTACCAGATTTCCGTACACCTTCCGACACCCTATTATAACATTTCTGGCGCGTTCTGTAAATGGTGGCGTGCGCGCTCACAACGTGCGCAATGACACGTCTATGTCCGGCTGCCCATCGTGGCGGCGCGTTATGTCGATCCTGGCGTATCCCGCGACTGGCGTCGTACCGCCCCTGTTTTCCAGGTACGTATGTTTCCCGGTGATAGGCATGGATATCACGCCCCACCGCATCTGCGGTTCTTCGTAGCCAGCGCGGTTCAGGACATCCACACTTTCAGGGAATATCATGCCCCTGTGTGTGTGGGCGACAAGCACCACATCTGCGTTCTTCTTCCAGGTAAGCCGTTGCAGTTTCAACGCATCCCCGCCTCTAAGTTCACCTCCGCCCCACCCATGCGTCACGTAGATATCTACGGCATACCTGTATTTCCCGTTTTTATTCCTCAGCCGTACTTTAAGCCAGCCGGATTGCAGGGTAGAACCAGTATACGGAGCGGACATTCGCTCCGCAATCACCGCCGCGGCGTCGATGTGATACATCTTTGCGGCTTTAGACTCGTGGTTTCCAGTAACCATCATGGCCCATTTACCTGCCGTCGGTGCCCATATCTTGCAGAATCTAAGGGCCTGTATGTAGAATATGTTATGTATCAGTTCGGGGACTATGGGGGTTGACAGTTCGTGAGGGTCGAACCTTCTGTCACTTGGGGCTATCGCTTCTATATAGTCACCTGCACCGATGATCATGCCGTATTCGTCCTCTGCCACTATCTTCGCGAGTCTTCCTTGCTTGTCTTCGCACGATGCCACAGAACCCACGTGCGTGTCGTTTACAGCGTAAAGTCGCAGGACTGGCTTGTCCCAGTCTATGATGACGGCTTTCCTCTTCAATGTTCCCTCCTATAAAAATAGGGCATACCGACGTGGTATGCCCTATTCTACAGGATTACGGGATATCTGTCAATCTTTTCCTACGGAACTCAGGACCGACTCCATGAGTTCAAGAGCCTGGTCGAACCAGGGATTGGCGAAGCGGTCGATGCGCTCTTTCGGCGGCAGGGACTTCCTATCCCTGAACTTGATGGGCGCGACAGCCTGTGCGGCGCTTATGAACCCGCCCTTGTCGAGGATCATCGTCGCCTTGCGGTCCCACGACTTGTTAGGGTCTTGGTAGATGTCCTTGAACACCTGAGCGAGAGCGCCTATCATGTGGGCTTGAATGAGGGCGATGTCGTCGTCCATCATTCCAGCTTCCTGTAGCCGCACGCCGGGCAGTCGTTGACGTGTTCTTCGTAGTCCTCGCCGTACTCTTCCACTACTTCGTCGTAGGGTGGCAGGTCGGCCCCGCACGTGCCGCACACGCGTGGCTGGATGCGCGTATCGAGTCCCATCTCGCGCACGACCCAGGCCACGAACATGGCTTGTGCCAGGGATGTGATGACGTTGGACAGCACGTAGTCGTCGTCGTTGATGACGGCGTCATGTACCATCGTGGCCATTTCCACGGTCAAGACGGCTTTCAGGACGGCGAAATTCCCGAATCCTTCCGCTTCTGCCAGGAACGCGATAGCCTTGCGGGTATCCTTCCTGGTCATCAATTCGGCGGCCAGCGGGTACAGTTCCTCGTCAAGGAATAGCTTCTGAAGCTCGTCCGACGCGATCAGGAAGTCGTGTTCTTTCATGGTTTCCACGAGTTCGTGGAGCTGTTCTGCGAGTTCTGAACTACGCATCGCCCATACCCTCCTGCCACAGCTTGATGCACAGACACGTCGCGGCGCGCTCTACAAACACGGTACACTGGATAGCGTTGGAGAACTCCGCGCTTTGCTGTAGCACGGCCAGAGCAGCGGCCTGCGCCGGTAAAGGCCCGAACAGCGCCTTCACAACGGTCCGGTTCTGGTACGCCGACGTCGTGGAGAGCGGCCTTGCCATCAGGCTAATGACGCCGTCTTGGCTAAACAGCTCGTCGTAGATCGGGTACAGAGATTGGTCCAGAAGTATGTCGAGCGACTTCACCAGATCGGGGTCCGAAGCTATGGATTCCTGTTCCATGAGGTAGTCCCACACGGTCTTGAGCTGGTGCTTCTCTTTCTTTGGTTCCACTAGATACTCACCTCCAAGTATATTACACGTTCACAACCTGCGGGCCGAGTCCCTGGGTTTGTGCAGGTTTGACGTGCCTGTCTCGGTCGTGCCCCCTGCACGTGCAGGGGGCTTTGTGCTACTTTTTATATCAGGTCCAGTATGTGCCTGACGCTGGTCACGACGAACAATTCCGCCATGTCCTGCTCTCCGCCGTCGATTGCCTCGTCAAAGGCCGACTGCTTCGATCTAAGCACCTTAGACATCGTTTCATCTATTGTGCCTCGCAGCGCGGGGAATAGCGCCACCACCTGGCCTTTTTGTCCGAACCTCCAAATTCTTCCCAGGGCTTGGATCACGTCCTTGGGCAGCCACGGTAGGTTTAGGAACACGCCATAGACCGTGTCTGATTCCCCGACGCCACCCTGGAGGTTCATGCCTTCGAACGCGGCGGGTGACAGCAGCAGGACTTTGATATCCTGCCTGGTGTTCCACGCCTGTTGGAGGATGAACCTGCTCTCCTTCGGCACGCTGGAGTCGATGTACGATATGTAGCCTTCCGGGTGCTTGGTGATTCCTTGCGGGACTAGCTGTTTGTTCCTGACGACCAGGATGTCCAGTTTGTTCTCCTTGCACAGTCGCCTGATGAGCGGTCGTAAAGCGCCTGTCCAGTCCGAGAACACAACCAGCTTATCGCCGTTACCGATAATCTGGTCGTCAATGAAATTCACCAGCCAATCTTGCTTGGCACCCTTGTCCGAGATAGGAATACTGAGGTCCGGCGCAAACTCCGGCTTGTGTCCGGCGATGGCGGCGGAGAATTCCTTCGGCGTCATGGTGGTCACTCGCCTGAAGTACATCAACTGCGCGAGTATGGAACGAATCCTTGTCGGTTCGTACCCATCTTCGCCGTCGTACATCATCAGGAACCCTTCTCGGAGACGCTTGTACAGCGTCTTCTGGTCCGGGGTTGGGTCCAGCATGACATGTTCGTACTGCGGCTTCGGCGCTTTGATAACTTCCGCACGACGCCAGCGAATCATGCCATACCGCCTCAGTCTGTCGTTCAGTTCTGGCATATTCCTCTGGTTTGCACCGGAGACATAGCCCCACGAGCTGAACGAACAATACTTGAGCCTGAATTGGTCGAACGACCCCCACGTGGGCGGCCTGGAGCGGTAGCGTATGGTCAGGGAGTCGACCTTGTCCCTAAAGGGCTTCTGGCCAACCTTGCCCCTATCATACAGCTTGCACGTCTTCTTTCTGGACATCCAGTGTTCACACCCGTTGCACCCATCGCCGCGCCCTATCAGGTTTCGCTGCTTCCACGATTCCAGCGGGCAGATGCCGTGGATGGGTTCCGGTGGCTTACCCTTGTACGTCTTATCATACGTGTCGGCGTTGTCGAGCCATGCCACGACGCCCCACAACGAATCAGGTTTGTTCGATAGTGGCGTGCCTGTCAGGGCGACATTGAACCCGGCGGTGATAGAACGCACGGCGACGGAACGTTTGCGCTCTGACCACTTGATGTAGTGGGCTTCGTCGCAGACTACGGCTAAAAAGAACGGGTGGTGCCCATCCTTATCTAGCCACTGGAATGTCTGCTGGTGAATCCGAACAAGGTCGTAGTTGACAATCACGAACTTGGGCTTCAGCAGTTTCATGAATTCCAGTTGTTGGTCCCGTTCGCCAGGGTTGCCGTCGATCACCCAGATATCGGACGGCCTGGGGTTCGCCCATGTCTTTATCTCGTCCAACCAGTTGTACTTGACGCTGGCTGGCACGATATACAGAACTGGCGATTCTGCGCGTTTGTCCTTCTTCTTGCGCAGATACTCGCGCACCATGTTGATGTAGACGATGGTACTGGGCGTCTTGCCTGTCCCTACGTCTGCGAACAGCGGCAGCTTGAACCCGTTAAGGTCTTTGCCGCTGGCCTCATAGTACGCTGCCCCTCGCTCCAGGGCGGCTACTAGGTCGCGGCGCTGGTACTCGCCACGACCGTCACCGACCAGCTTCTTGAGTATATCGGTCATAGTCCACCTCCTTGATATTCGACCGCTCACCTTGCCCTTTGATGCTATCTCAGGGCAAAGTCGGTTGTCGAATCAGTCCATGATTGCCGCTATGACCAGGGCAACCACGGATACGATGGCGAGTATCGTGAATATGACTATCGTGGCAGAAACGACCAGTCCGGCGTATATCCACACTGGACTGATCACCCATATCCACTCCCAGTCTATCACGTTAGTCAATTTGAGTCCTACGAACAGCACTGTCAGGAGCACGGCCAACAACCCGCCGCACCCTATGGTCCCAGTGGTTGTGGTTCGCTCGTTAGACACGACGAGACCTGCCTTTCAGGTGTCGGAACCCGTTGAGCATATCGACTGCGCCGTGTTCCCGCGCCCACTCGGTTGCCCGGTCCCACCCGTTGGAACGGATCACGCGTTTCAGTTTGTTGCGGATATCATGCCGTTCCAGCCAGTACCGCTTCTTCGTTGGCTTCTTCTTGAACCGTCCGAACTGTTTAGGTGCCATCGTCAATCGCCTCCAGGTTTAGCTCTCCATTTTCAATGGCCTGAATAATGGAGGCCATGAGCGCCCTGCGCCGGTCCCAGGTCTCGTCGTTCAGGTGCCTGTAGACGCCTGACGCGCCGTCCTGCAACACGCACACGAGCGCATTGCCTTGCTCTACCTTGTAGAACGTGGCTTCGTAACTGCCAGTGAGCCGCACGAACTGACCGTTTTCCAGGTGGCCCAGTTCGAACCACGCGAGTTCGGCCCAGTATGCAGCCTTCTTGTTGCCCAGCGGGACACCCGCCGGTGGTGCTGCGCGTTCTACAAGGCTCCACTTCGCACCGTTGAAGACTGTGCTGTTGAAGTAGCCTTGTACTGTATCCATACTCACCTCCTGATTATGGGATAAGCGGGTCGGGCGGGATTCGAACCCGCAACCTGCGGTTCCAAGGACCGCTGCTCTACCATTTGAGCTACCGACCTGATTCTTACTCCTAGATATCTGTACGTTCTAAGTACAGGCTCACGGACTTTATCTCTTTGCCAGACAAGTCCGTGGTTGTGGTCAGGACGACGTTCAGGTCGTCACGACCTTCCAATATTTCGCCAATAGCGACCAGCGCCGCAGCTAGGCCGGACTGTGCCAGGAATACGCCATCGTCGGCGTTGATGAAGATCACCGCTCCCTGGTCCACAGCGCCCGAATAGTGCGCCGGTTCTATCAGCAGCGTGTCGTTGGTTGTGACTGAACGGATATAATGTGATTTTGGCATGTGTCCTCCGGTTCTGTCATATTTGACAGAACGCCCGACCGGCTCCCGTAGCCTGGTGCCAGGGTACGATGGTGCTGTCCTGTTCGGTCCCCACGCGGGATTGAACCGCGAGTCAGGCGCATCTGTCATTTGGGCGGCGCTAGTGCGGCAAGGCTATCCCGTACATACAGTTCGTGCAGGATAGGGTCTTGCTCGAGCGCCGCATCCGGGTCTACCACCTTGAACGCCCGAAAACAGATGGTACACAGCTTGTCGTCTGGGTCCAGGTCGTAGAGCGCCTTCCGTTCGAAGGCGTCGGCGTCGTACACAGCGGTTCTGCCGCACACCGGGATATCAGGATTGTCGGGGCGCGGCAGATGCCACGCGCCGTCTTTCCATCTGACGTGTCCGGCAACGCCGCCCTTATGTCTGAACATCCAGGTGGGCCTGTGCAGGATCAGGATAGGGCGGATAGGCCAGACCCAGCCGCCGTACTTCAGCACGTGCAGAAGCAGTTCTATCCTGCCCGCGATGGTCCAGTGCTCCTTGCCGACGACTCTGGACAGCGTGTCGTGGGCTTCCTTGATTTCCCATTCCAGGGACTTGTTTAAGTCCTCAAGGTAGTTCACTCGCTCCAGAAGTTCATCGTCCGTCATAGTTCACCTCCTTTGAACTAGTCACGCCTACCCTTGCGGGTATCACCGACTCTACGGTGACTGGGATGTACGCCCGGCCCAAGTAGCGTACACCCCGCGCACGACTGACTAGCCTTTCTTCTCCGCCCAGCAGATGGAGTACCCTTCGCAATTCGGGTTGCACTCCTCCTTGGGCTTATCGGGCATGACGCCCTTGCCCACCAACCACGCGAGCAGCCGGTTGGACACCAGTTCGGCGTCCCGCACGATCTCGATGGCGGTTTCTGCGCCTGCTTCTGCGGCGGACCCTATCATGGCAGCCATCAGTGGGTTGCTTGCTATGATCATGTAGTGGGACATTTCTTCCTCGCTTGTCCCCGAGTCTGACATGAACTCGTAGGGGTCCAGACCTTCCAGGCTCACGCCGTTGATTTCGCCTACCGTCTCCTTGGGCGGTTCGGGAACCTTGAACTCGGTTGCCATAGGCGAGAACAACAGGCTCGAATACTGGTCTTCTGCTTTTGTTGCGCTCATCGTACACCTCCTGTGTGCATTATAGCATAATTGGCTTGGGCCGCAACCATTGTCCCGGTGACTAGGGGGATTGCACCGGGACAATAGTCACTGTCCAGCGCCCTTGGTGGGCTTTGGGGCGTCCGCCGTGGCGTTCGCCCTGGTCGCTTCCGTGGTCGCTGCCGACGACGTCTGGGCGTCCTTGATCTTCGTGACTGCCGTCGAGCAGCTGCCGTCTGAGTCATCGCTGTAGCACGGTGGTCCGCCGGTACGTTCGCCGCACGCCGTGGTGGCGAGCAAGATCACGATGATGAAGACCAGGATGGCGGCCTGGTTTCTAGTCTTCATCGTATCTTGCACGATACGGACGAGTACCGGACATCCGCTTGAGGTTCCACGTGACACTCGCACCCGTCTGGCAACTTGTTGCCACGCATTTCCTCGGCGTCCAGTGCTATCAGGATGGAGTCTTCGCCCTTGTCCATGCGCCACGAAGCGGTACGCATGAACACGGTCTTGTAGGACCGTGGGTCTTGCACGTTCGCCGTCCACGTGATCGACCAGTTCAGGTTGTCCCGGTTGGCGATCTCATGCAGACGCCCACGGTGCTTTAGCGGCACGTGGAACAGGATAGTGCTGCCCCAGTAGTCAACCGATTCCGCTATGCCCAGCAGGTCTCCCAGCTTGTACTTTTTCAGCACTCGCTTCAGGTAGCGGATACTAGCCCGGTCAGTCTTGAGCTGCTGCTTGTGACTCTCAATCTTATTGGCGAGAATCACGTCCAGCAGTTCCAGGCCGCCAGTTCCAGTTGCTTCTAACTGACTGTGCATTTGACACCTCCTCAGTGTTTTAGGCCGCCACCGCTGCCTGTATCACGTGCAGATACAGGCAATCGTGGATGTCTAAAGCTCGTCCAGTATACGGATAAGGTACGCCTTATCATCGTCCGTGAACCACGCCGGTAGCTCGTCTGCGAACTCGGTACAGTAGTACGCTACTCGCTCGCTAGCCGGGATAGATGGATCGTCGGAGCCTGAGTCTATCAGGATTGCCAGCTCCGTAAGCACAGCGCCCTTCTCGTCCATAGCGGGTACACCTCCCTTCTGTTGGATAATGGACAAGTGACGTGGTAGGAGATTCCTACCACGATGAACCTGGCCACTATCGGGTACCGTAGTGGGATGCGGGATACACCTGGCGGGCACTCACCAGCGGGACAGGATACCTGGTCGTCCGATGGGATCTCTGCTCCGATACACGGCGCAGCTACCCCTCAGCGGGCAGACCTGGCACTTCTGACCTGGTCGTGTGCAGCCCCCGGCAGTCCTGACCAGGACGGGCGAGAGCTTGCCTTGAACCCTGCTAGCTGTGGGCATCGCTGGGCGATACCGACGTTTTGTCTTACTCATCTAGGATCACCTCCCCTCAAGGTTAGTCAATACGGCACGGCAGGGTAGAACGATTGTTCTACCCTAGCGTGCCGGGTTGACCAGACCCGGCTATTCAATTCGGCAGCGTTTGTTTAGCGGGGGCTGCCGCTCCCGCAACTATGACATTCTATTTTCGATCAAATGTTCTACCTCCAGTAGAATTGGGTGAGGGGTGAGACATCATTGTCTCACCCCTCGCGTCCGACCTTTAGGATTGGGGCCACCAATCCTTCCGGTGCCAGAACGAGCCGTAGTAGGTGCCCTCGTTCTTAGCGAAGAAGTCTTTGAGCGCTGCCTCGAGCATCTCTGCCGTTTTGCCCTCAGCGATTGTCCCGATGTCCTGCCCGTTCCTAGTAGCAGTCACTTTGTGGGTGCCGTTTTCCAGTGTATGGGTGTAACCATACTTTGAACCGCCCCCACCGCTACCGCTGTTGCGCGGTTTGCGGCTGCCACCGCCTGTCGTGAGGGTGATCTTCCCATCATCGGATATCTTGCATCCGACCTTGAGAATCTTGCGATCAACTCCCTCGTTTTTGGCCACGCCGTCCACGATGCTAAAGATATGGGCTTCCGCCAATCTCAGCATATCGGGTACTTTCGCTGCCGCCTTCGCGAGGTCACTGTCGATCTTGATCTTGTACTCAGCGCCCAGGATGTCCTCGTTCTCGACATCGGTGCCGATCTTGACCCAGCTTTTGGCCGCCCCGGAATATTCACAGGACGTCGGCAGTCCGGCTTCTTCGAGCAACTGGCGGAAGTAGGAGAGCGCGCCTGTATAGTCTGCAATCGACTTTTTCAGGCTCCTATTGCTCTTGAGTGCCTTGGCGATCACTGGGGCCGCGAGTTCCTGGAGGTCGGGCACGACCTCTTCAGGCTTTGCAGCCTTTTTGAACACACTGGACATCGCCTGCACAGCCGTCCATGCATTGTCCCGTGCTGCGGACTCGGGCATCTTGAGGTCTGTGAATCTCTTCACGAGGTCTTCAAACGCCGTGAAGACCTCACCAGGTACCTCAAAACGTCCTGCGCTCACTTCTACCACATGCTTCTCATTCTCTGCCATTGTAGTACACCTCCCTGAAGTTTGTAATATCACCTGGCATAGTGACATCTGCTAAAGCATAAGGCCCATTGTATCACCTCACGCCGGATGCTTGCAGACTACAATCTCGTGTCCCATTACCGGATCGAGACTGTCAGTCATCCTATGATGCTTCGTGAAGAATTTAGGCGGAGCATCATACATGGTAGCATAGATGGGAAAACCGCACAGCGGGCAATAGATATACATCCCGCATAGCTGTAGACTGACATCCACTCGATTATATGTCATCTTATAGGTCACTGTGAATTTTATCCTAGGCTCAGCCATAATCACCCTCCCTCACATGGTAGTGACCTTATGCCCTAGCAGATGTCACTAACTAACTAACTGTATATCACTGCCACCTGGTCACTATATACAAGCGTTCCTATAATCAGTTTAACGTGATGTCAGGCCAGATGGCCGCATCTAGTTTAATCTTCACTACCATACTGGACTCAAAGGCAATGTAGCCTTGTAGCATGGTAGCACCATATACCATATACTTGCCACTGGCGGATAACCTCAGCTTCCCTGTCATGCTAAAGCAGATGTCCCCAAACCTCTGAACCGTTACTGTCTTGCCCAGTAGATTGTTTAACTCCTCAGACATTGTACCCTCCTATGGTATGATACGCTTGTATACAGTGACCAGGCGCCAGTGACTACCCTACATTCAGTAGTTAGTGACGCCTTGTTTCCTTTTTCACAATCTCCGGTCGGTTCCGGTCACGCGCCCAGCCGGAGGTGTGGCGTGGCGCGCTTGCTCCCGTGTCTTCTCATTCTATGATGCCAGTGACGCTCAGATGCTATACGTACACACGGTCACTACTCGCAGCACAGCTTAGGATGCTATCGGGAGACTGCTATGTCAGGCTGACAAGGTAGAGCGAAAGTATCACGCGCCGCATCTAGTCTAGCAGACAAACCGCCCTGCCTACAGAGGTTCGCCCTCCACCGCGCTAATTCATGGGAGTTGTCTTTCACCGTGAGGTCAGGTCTAGGTAAGGCGTTACACCGTAGCGTTCCAGTGATACACTAGACGCGTCCGGCTGCCCGCACTCGAGTCGAAGCACATTCACGCGGCAGCGATTGCCTGTTGTCCGTTCCAGATGACTAACTTGCGTTTTCGCGTTCCCTATGCTGTTGTTAACGTTCCTTACTATCTATAGTATACCCCATTTTTCGGAGCGTAGGTAAACCTGTTTTCGACCACGCGGGCGGGGGTAGACCCTCACGTAAAAATTAGGGTAGTCAGGACTTTGATTGAGGTTAGTGGGGGGAGATTGTTAGGTCTCCCCCCGATGGGATTACAAGAGGAATGGGAATCCGGGGGCACCTGTTCTATCGGTCAGGTGTTTCATGATTTGGGACATGAGTCGTTCTGGTGTATCTTCTTTATGGCGGAGGACCACGGGTTCTTGCCATATCCAGGCACCGTAGTTTGTTTTGCGTTTAGTTTGTTGTTCTATGGCGGCGTATTCTGTTTTGCTGATATCGTGGAACAGGTGTTTATAGGAATGTACCTGTCCTATATAGTAGGTTTCCACTGATTTCCAGCCATGGAAGCCGCCTCTGGCTACGGCCCAATGGGTATCGGGTTCGTAGTAGATGATAAATTCGGCATCGTTGCCATAAGAGTACCGCCAGAACTTTGGGTAAGGCGGGTCGAAGAAGGCGGTATTGAACTTGACGCCTTGTGCGCGTATGATAGTTCCGACTTCCTGGGCGTTCATGGTTGTTCTTCGATGTATTCTACCATAAGGTATTTAATCGCTTTCATCATCCATATTCCCTTCGAGAATCATTTGGGCGATAACGCGTTTTACGCCTTTATCGGCTATGTCGTTGGCTATGGTGGCGAGGACCGTGAGTTGGTCGATGTACCACTGTTGGTCGCCGTCATCCGTTTCAGCCGCGACGACGAGTCCCACCATACAGGACAGGATGCATTGTACGTCGTCGCGGCCAAACGTAGTAGCCAGGTATTTTAGCATGGTTAGCTTATCTTCGCTGGTCACTATACCCCCTATGCGTAGTAGGCGATTATGCCGAACTTGATTTCCACGTGTTTGGCGGCTTCGCCAATGGTGGCGATCTGTTGGGCATAGTTCCGCTTGAAGTTCTGTACGGTGATGTCGCGTGTTTCTGCCGATATCGGGTAGTCGTCCCCGAAATTGACATGTACGCCACACGGGCTGTGGTTTCCGACGATAACCCAGTAGTCGGAATCGACGTTTTCGATCTGTGACAGAGATTCGTCGTCGCCCAGGACGTCGTACAGGGTAGCAGTACGTTCGCGTACTACGGGTACGAGTTCCTTGCCGCACAGCGGACAGAACTTGTAGTTACTGTGGGTTGATCTCCCGCAGCCAGGGCACATATGTCCTGATTCATATTCGATTTTTGGCGGCGTTGCCGTGAGATAGGCTCCTACGAACACGTTTGCGTCTACACTCATGATGTTACCGTCACTTCCAGCCATTCTATGGCGTCTGGCAAAGAACCGTCAGGGTTCTCTGGGTGGTACTCGGTATATCGCTGCACGGATATTGTAGCTTCTGGGATGTGTTCGTAGCGCATATACTCGAGCAACATTTGCCCGACCTCCATCGACAGAGTGCGTCGGGCATGTTCGTCTATTTCGGGCGTCGATGGTTGCCGTAGTGCGATACCTTGTCTCAGTTCGCGTATCATAGGTCTACGTCTCCCTGGCTGACGACGCCATCGTCTACCGTTAGGGTAGAAATGCTGTCTCCGCCTTCCCAGACGACCAAGGCTTCCAGGCGGCCCTTGCTACGGCGCAGGATATCCAGAAAGTCATCCCAGGAATTGCCAGAACCGTCACTATAGGTTGTGATTTCCGTCACAGACAGAACGTTCATATCGTCCCTGCGACCCTGTAGTATGTACCCCTCGGACAGGTTGGCGTCGAGTTGCCACACTCCGCCATTGAACAGGACCAGTCGTGCGTATTGCAGATGGTTACACGCCTCGAGCAGGTCGGCAATGGCGAACGTCAGGTTTTGCTTCTTGACTCGGAACGCTGTTATGTTATAGGACATCTTATACATTCTCCTCATCTTGTAGGTTTTGTAACACGACACGCATGGCGTTATAGTGTGCGCCTTCGGCTGTGCCGACCATTTCGATCAGCTTTTCTGCCAGGGCGTCCACTTCCGCCACGAACTCTTCGATGATACGCACCCTGTCGTTGTTACAGTGGTAGCACATGTACGCCGTACCGCCACATTCAGGGCACGGGACTCCGCTTACCAGCATCTTTAGGGTCATATCAAATCGCCCAGATACTCGAGTGCGGCTATCATGTGGTCGAACACGATGTCGGCGGCTTCCAGCACGAACGCGTGGCGGTGCGGGTTGTCTTCGGGCATCACCACGATGGTGTGCTTGTGCTGTCTGTAGGCCCAGGCGAGTTCCATCATGCAGCCGATACTGACCTTTTCCGCGCCGGTGAGGTCCACCAGGACGATGTTCGCCAGGCTCACCATCCACGAATCACGTTCGATGATGGCGTGGTCCGTAGACGCGGGTATCTGGTAGCCCGTGGGCTTCAGTTCCTTTTCGGTGCGCAGGTACGACTTGCCGCGCATGGGCGACAGCACCATATAGCCGAGCAGTCGCAGTTGGTGTTCCAGAGTGTTAAAGTACGTCATCACGTCGTCGTAGGCCAGTCCGGTGATCGGGTGCGCCAGATAGACTATCATTTCATGCCTCCTGATTATAGGATAGCTGCCCAGTTCGCGCTGGGCAGCTATAGCTTACTTGAACGTCGAGATTAAGAGTTGTATGGCGTAGTAGTCCGGGTTCATCAACTGGCCTATAACGCACGCCAGGACGAATACGATTATGAACGCCAGGACGACTTCCAGAACTGCGGCCCAGAACTTGTTTTCCCTATCCGACGTCCGTTTCCGGTACTCGTTCGTGAAGACGAATACGATTACGGCAAACCAGCCCCAGATTGAAAGCTGCAACGCCTGGACGAACACCTGCGCCCTATAGACGCCCCACACGACAGAACTTGCTTCCTTGACGAACTCCATGATCTGCTGGAATACTTCAGTCATCGCTTCCTCCTCCGAAGCACCATGCACTCACACCTTTCATGTAGAAGATGTAGCACAGGTTGTCACGCTTTGCGTCGTACATTTGGTACACCGATCCGGTAAGCCCGAAACTGCCGATCTGCTGAATGTCCACCGACGCCGCGTCGGCCTTTTCAGGACCGCCTGGCACGGGCGTTGCGTGTCCGCACGTACCGGCGGACACGCCGATGAGCAGGACGATAAGGATGGCTGCTAGGTATACGGTTTCATCTTTCATCAGGAACGCTCCAGGCAGATACAAAAGAACCATAGCGCGAATGTGGTATATCTCACGCCATCATAAAAGGCGTGATAAATCCCAATCAATCGGTCTATGCGTTCTCGGTAAATGCGCAACATTAGTATACCGCCCCTATCAGTTCTGGCAATCCGCTTGAACCGATGCTCTCCGTATAGTAGATGACCACGTCTGACTCTGTGATTTCGTGTTCGCATACCGTTACGCCTGACTCGTGGCATATGTCTGGTTCGGTCTTGACGTAGTTATTCGCCTTTGAATCCGGTATGTCGAACGTGTACTTCTTGCCAGCGTCGGGCACGGGCAGGACGCCCTTGCCACCTGGGTTGAGCTGCGTGGCCGACTCCACTTGTATAGTCCACAACCACTTGCACCCACCGCTGTCACAGAACAGCTTTGCCGTTGTTAAGGTTCCCTTGACCTCGATGATCTGCGTGTCCACGTACTTACCCTTGAAAGGCTGGGCGATAAGCGTGCCAAGTCCGACGACGATCAGTACGATAGCCACAACGACCATCCAGGTAATTAACGTCCTCTTTCCAGAATCCATGTTTCCTCCTTTATTGACAGAATTCGCTGCATTGGCAGAACGGCGTGATAAGCGGGCATCCGCCCGGCTTGTTCGTTATCTCCCCGTTGGCGCACGTGGTCAGGTGTCGCAGTTCCCTGTCGGGCGCACACCCGCACGACGCCACCAAGAACAGCAGGACGACCAGCAGGACGATAAGAATCTTACCAGCCATCACGGTTCCACTCCCACTCGCTGATCACTTCCAGCACGTCGGCGTGAAGATGTTTTAGCAGTTCGTAGTCTTTCATGACTATAGAGCCGACGACTGCATGGTGGAACAGGTTTACGGTGCTGGACCCCGGGCTTATGCCGTTGTCATACATCCACCGCAGGTAGGCCGCCGCCTTCTCCAAGACTTCGGCGCGGTACTGCACCTGTTCTGCGAACGTCTTCTGCGCCCGCATGTCCATCACCGCCTGATACTCCTCGTCGTTCAGAGTTATTGTATGTAGCGGCATCTAACACCACCTTTCTAGCGCAGCCAGGACATCGTTCTGGTCCACGCTGTCCACGACGTACAAGTCCTGTAGCGCCGTGGCTTCGCTGTTGAACCTCGTGCGCAAGACGCCCAACTTCCCCTTGCGCCAGTACCGGCAGAACGCGAACGTCGATGTGACGGACGTCACAAACCCGTACTCCACATCCTTGTGGCCGAGGTGTCCGTTGGCGTGCGTAGGGATGTATGCGACCTGCGTACCCCTGCGCAACTGGTCACTCGTCACGGCCATCTGGTTCACCCATGAGCACCATCCTGGCGACTACGCGGTCCCTGATCGCGCAGTCCCCATCAGACGGGCATCGTTTACACAGGTCATGCTTGATACACTTCTCGGCCAGAAGCTCGGCCACCAGCATGGGGCCGTATAGCACTTCCAGGGTGTCCAGTATGAGCCGACCCATGTCCTTGGGGACATGGCCGACATATTCGATCAAATCCTCGATCTTCGCCATCTCCCCTGGCTTTATATCATTCCTATCGACATTCGTCACCATTACCTCCTTAGATTGTGAACTGCCACCATACCTGGCAGCCGTACACCACCGACCCATCGTCCATGACGATCTTAGGGTTTGCAGTTAACACGGTATGCATCGCGCCTGCCGCTAGTAGCTGGCCGACGCGTTCCGGGCTGGGCAGTTCTTCGGCATCCGTCAGGGACACGATGATCCCGTCCGGCATGTGGAATATGTGAACTTCCACGTCATCCGCGTAGACGCCCATGCCCAGGTATTTCGTGCCGTCACCCGACCACACTTTCACCCGTGTACCCTGCGTAGCCCTGCGTAACTGTGGTTCTTCTTTTGGCACGTAGATTCCCATTGTCGTCTAATTCCTCCCCTAACATCCTCCCCGTTACTTCGGGTTCTTCGTTGGTCCCGCTTATCAGTATGTCGAACAGCGTTGGATTGTAGCTCGGGCGAGGGTACGCATTGACGGCCAGACCGTTCTTGAGCCACTCCACGTGTACGGAAAACATATCGGTGTATATGTACACTTCTTCGCCCTCGTCCAGCTCGACATCGAGAGCGCCGTCACCGTCCAGCGTGTCCACTTTCATCGACATCCTCCGCTCGCGGGTCGTCCTGCGTCACCGCCGCTACGACTCCACGGTCTGCGTACTTTTCAGGCACTTCCGTATCGTTCCTGCCTAGCACGTAGACAATGTCCGTGATCCACGACAGCCCGAACACGCCCTGGTGAAACTCCGTGCGCGTGTACTCCATAAAGTCATCGAGCGTGTCGTCTCTGTCCATGTCCGATACGAACTTGTAGAACTCTGTGTGCGGGTGCAGCAGGTAGCTGTCATCACCCACCCTGCCAAGAGATTCCGCGTCGCGCCACGGCCTGGTGTCGATCTCCGCTACGTCAAAGTACCTGTCCACGAACTGCCAGTCGCCAGTGGGTACGGACACGAACCCCTCCACGTGCATCATCAGCACGGGATACGGTGGCGTCAGGCTTGGCACGCCACTAATTCGTCTGGATACACCTAGACGCCGCGTCTCCTCGATTACGTCCCATACATGGTCGTACCCGAACGACTTACCCCACAGATCGGCTACGCCGTACTGTGGCAACCCGGCGAAAGGCCCATTCCCATCGCCGCGTGCTTCCAGTCGCATTGCACGCAATGTCGCGCCTACGTCTATCATTTGGTAAGATTTAGGATTCGCTATTCGATCCTCAAACGGCGCTACGAGCGCCGTGAACGGTAGCAACCCGCCGCCTGGGGCCATACGCCCGATTGCGTACAGCCCCTTGCGCGGCCTACCGCATTTCCGGTTAGGCAACACTATCATGTGGTATCACCTCCCTCCAGTGTGAAACATCTTTGCCCAACTCTTTCGCCCTAGCGACCACCTCGTCCATGCTGAATGGCCCAAAGTACGGCTCGCTAGTGTCAGGTCCGGTTAGCGCCCACATCGTGAGGCAGATATCACACCTGCACTCGCAACCATGATCTGCACCGGACATAAGGGCTGCATATACGTCGTCGCTGATTCCTAGCAACTTTGCCAATCCTGACATGATGCACCTCCTTATGTTATTATAACATTATGGCTAAAAACCGTAAATCAGATGCCACCGTCATCTGGATCGCTGGTCCACGCCATAAGGACCGCCGCAGCTTCCTGTTCCGCCAGAACGCCAACGCACGTATCGCCCTCTTCCGGTATCACGAACCTGCCATCCTTTAGGCAGACGACGACTAGGTCTTCCGGTGTGTCGTCGGGCAGTTCTTCGTGCTTGAATGGCTTGAACGCTTCACCTACCGTGGAACCGCTGATCCAGCCACCGAACAGCCAGCTCGAGATACGCGGGTACGTCAGTCCAATACCGTGGGCGACTACGAGCAGCCGGTCGTGGTTCGCCTTGATGTGCGCCGTCTTGCGCACACATTCCTGGCCACATATAGGACACACACTAATAGGACCGTTATAATAGATGCCAACATAACGCTTGGCAGCGCGAGCGGTCCCCTCGTTGCAGCTAAAGTCTGCCGCGATTTTGGATAGCGGTTCTCGTTCGAGGTAGTCCCGGTGTCGTTCGTACAAGTGTTGTCCGAGTGATGAGAATCGTTCGCCGCAGAAAGTACACGTTCTAAAATGTCCCATAGTTCTCTTACATCCCTTTCGTCCGCCATAAGGTGCAGCTTGCGCCAGGACAGCACGGTACTGTGCAGCCACGCCTTATATGCTATGATCTCCCCGTCCGTTATGGTGTCTTGGTCGATTGCGTCCATACTACCTTGTATTCCTTTTCGTCTATGTAAAACTCGCCGTCTACGGTGATTTGCACACACTTGGCCCCTGGGGCATGTGGATACCTGGACCTGTCGGCATAACCGATGATCGGTATCTCTGTCGGTCTTTTCAGCTTTATGAGCAGCCGAGCCTTGCCCCGACGCCCATGAGCTTCATTGTACGGCCAAGACAAAATGCCCGCCTGTTCCATGCGACGCATAGAAGCCCAAACCTCTTTGGAGCTTACATACCCTATGCGCATACACACCCACCGAACAGACGGGCATATGTCCGTGTCATTGTCAATGCAGTATTCGATTATCGCTTCCAGAACTTCCCTGTCGGTCATTCATGCTTCCTACAGAATTAAAAATGGCTCGGCATATTGCTATGCCGAGCCGGTGTTACTAGCCAGGTGACAAAAAAACCTAGAGCGGGACTCCGGTGGCCTCTTGGAACTTTTCCACGGTCACGAACCGACCGTCCACGACCTTGGCGACCGATTTCTCGAACGCCGTGCTCATGGGGTCGTCCACCTCTTCCTTGACGTCGGCCATCAGCTCGTACTGCGGGCGGAGTTCGGTCAGCGCGTCGATGACGTCCTGAACCGTGATGTCCTTGGCGTCGCGTCCGCCTGAAATGGCGTACATCGACGCCCTCTGCGTGGCGTTGGCGACGAACGCAGCCGGGTACTTGAGCGCGGCCTGGTGCAGACCGTCCTTCTCGGCTTCCGTCATGTCAGCCACGTTCAGAACGGACGAGTAGACCCCGACGAGTTCTGCGACGCTGTCCCTGTCCAGATCACCGAGCTTGATGATAGCATCCACGCGACCGGGCCGGAGCATGGCGCGGTTGATGCGGTTCAGGTGGTTGGTGGTCAAGATGGTCATCACGGCGTCGTTCTTGCCGATGATGCCGTCTGCGGTGTTCAGGATCTCGTTCACGTGCGTGGTGCGCTCGCTGCCGCTGATCTCGGAGTCGATGTCCTCGAAGAACACGACTGCGGGCTGGAACAGCTTTGCGAACCGCAGCGACGGCGCGATGCTGTCACCAGGGCGGACGTAGATAAACGTCCAGCCGTATTCTGTGGACAGTTGTGACGCCCGGAGCGCGGTCAGCGTCTTGCCCGAACCGTAAGGCCCGTACAGGAGCACCGTGCGTTTGACGTTCACGCCCAGCCCACGCAGCGTGTCGCGGTGGGTGATTGGGCTGAACAGGTTGGCCTCGAGCTGGCGGCGTTCCGCCCGGCTGTAGACCAGGCGGCTGGTGTCCCCAGTCATGTCAAGGAACTCGAACCCGGAGTTGATCGCCTTGCCTGCGAAGATGCTGTTGTCCCGCAGGTACGCTTTCCAGGTGTTGTCGATGTCGAGGACGTAGGGTTCGAATTTGCGGCGGTACTTGTACAGCACCCGCACGTACCCTTGCAGCGGCTCTTCACCGTTGTAGCGGTGACTGACCTCCATGATGAAATCATCCTCGAGGCCGGGGATCACGATGCGGCCTGACACAACGGGCCGCGACTGGTTGTACCCAGTCGTGATGGTGACCTCGCCGGGCAGGTCGCTGAAGAAGCCACGGATGACGTTGCCGAACACGTTTCCGAACTTTTCGCGCAGCACGACGTCCAGGGCGTTCAGGCCATCGTCGGGGTAGCACCTGACGACCGACTCCCGCTCGGTGGCGGATTCCATCTTTTTCAGGTATGACTGCAAGGCATTGATGCCGTCAGCCACGCTTGACATGTGGGCGGGCAGAATAATCTGGTCCCCCTCAAAGATGACCGCCTGTTGCGCCTGGTACTGCTGCACCAGAGCGCGCTCGAGCGATTCCTTTGCCTTTTGAATAGCAGTTTTCCTCGCTGGTGTTTCCATATTTGCCTCCCTTTTTAATGTGCGCGTTAGGGTACATGTACCCCCGCATATTATTATAACATTTCGGGCTAAAAGTGTAAATTCCTGGCACCCAAAAAATTTGAGGTTGACAAATAGAATGATGGCGGTTATAATGGACGCATGAGGTATGCACACAAGGTGGACGATAATCAGGGAGACCTCATTCAAGTAGCCAGGTCTATAGGTGCAGCCGTACAACCGCTATCTATGGTCGGTGGCGGCTGTCCAGACGTCCTAGTAGCGTTCCGTGGGCTGTGGTACGTCGCGGAGATTAAGGACGGTAACAAACCGCCGTCGCGCAGAAAGCTGACAAAGCGCGAACGCGAGTGGCATGACGTGTTCGGTGCTGTAGCGCCGGTACATATCTGGGAGACGAGGGAAGATGTATTCAGGACGTTGGGTGTTGTAGATGAAATGGGATGACTGGCACGACGTCCCTCAGGACGTCGTAGAGAAGACGAAGACTCTAAAGACATATCAGAAATTGGCGTATACCTACTGCAACAAGAATGGTATGCGCTACGAAGACATGACAGACGACGACTGGCGTCAGGTATACTACGAACGGTCCGTCAGTCGCAACAAATACTACCGCAAGCACGAACTATTGAAAATGGCCGAGGAGTCCGTTGGCGAAGAACTGCCGCCAGCTCCAGACCATGCCAGGCTCGTGACCGTCGATCAATACCTATCCTACTATTCCGACCCCGCCCCTAACGACATCGAAGCTATCAAGCAGCTCGTGTCCATGCAGAACCAACTGGTGATCATAGATGAACGCATACAGGCGGAACTCGAAGCGGAAGAACTGTCCACTAAGCGGTGGGGCGACCTGGCCAAGATACAGAAAGAACTATCAGCAGAGACCAGGCTCTTGCAGGACAACCTTGGCATATCGCGGAAGCTGCGCGATTCCCGCAAGGAACAGGAAGAACTGGCAGACTACTTGCAGGAGAACATCAAGCAGGCGCGTGAGCTGCTACAGGACTACGGGTTTGAGATCGTCTGCCCTCATTGTCTGGCCAAGGGCACGAAGATACTGGCGGGTAGGGGATATCACCACTTTCCAGAAATGGGACTTACTATCAAGACGCGGTGCCACGCTTGCCAGCAGGAATACGAGATCGTGAGGCAGCCGACCGTGTGGCACAGGGAGATCAAGAAGAATGGCGCTACAAGAACGAATCCCAGTTGACGACCTCGCCCTGGGCCTGGTACTGATAGACCCGCTGCTGATTATGCTGCGCTTCTGGGAAGGCGACATGACCATGCCAGACGGGTCGCAGGAGATCAGCCTTGAACAGCGGTCGTTCCTGTGCGACGAGTCCGACAGGGTACTACTGTGTTCCGGCAGACAGATTGGCAAGACGCTATCCCTGGAGCGCGATATCATCCAGATAGGCATCACGCACGAACGCATAGGCACGCTGGACGAAGGTATCTTCTTCACGCCAGGACAGGCGCAGATGGACCCCGTGCGCGACCGCATATTCTCCAAGATTGTCCGTGAGCCTCTGTTCTACGAAATGATAGAACGCTCGACTCGCGGCACGGCCATGCTATCCAAGGGCGATGGCTACATCCAGTTCAAGACGGGGTACAAGTGGCAACTGCGTATCGAGGGCACGTCAGGCACAGACACGAACATGGTCGGTCTGCGCAACAGGTTCATCATCGGTGACGAAATGGCGTTCGGTAATGAACTGTGCCACAGGTCCAGGGTGAACTCGGCGCAGCCGGGCTGCAAGTGGAAGTATTGCGGCGTGCCAAACGGCGTGCGCGGCACTCCTTTCTGGAAGCTGGACCAGACAGAAGCAGGTTCCGCGTGGTCCAGGCACAAATACCCGCAGTTCGCCAACCCGATCTTTGCTTCAGAATCCGAACGCAAGCGGCTGATCACCGACCATGGCGGCGAACACACTCATAGCTACATCACCCAGGTGCTAGGCATGTGGGGCGACGAAGTGATGTCGTCTTTCCCGCCTGGGACTATCGCCACGTACAGCAGCGGCCAGTATAGCTACCACCTGCACGAATGGACAAAGTCGATGGGCACGAGGGCCACATACAGGGCCGAACACCTGGATTCGCTGGTGAAACAGCTCGGGGAAGAAGGCCAGGACAGGTGCGTGATAGGGTGGGACTACGGTATGTCGCCGGACCCCTGCGCTATATCTCTGTTCTTCGAACACCAGCCCGGAGTGTGGTATCTGCGCGTGATGTACGTTATGTACGGTATCCCGTTCCCGCACCAATGTGAATTTTTGAACCAGCTCGAGGACAGGTTTAACGTTGCGTTCTTATGTACTGATGAGGCCCTTGGAGTCCAGCAATTATCATACGACGCTCGCTGGACTCCGTATAGCGAAGAGGAGGTAACAGGCAACATCCAGTGGGCAAACCTAAACGGCAGGATCGAACTGCTTGACGGTCTAGGTATGCCCGTACTGGACGAGCTTGGAAACACCATTAAAGAACAACGCAAGAAGTGGTCCACCGACGAACTGCGCAATGCGATGATCCACGCTCGCGAGAACCTCACATATCCTTACAAGATATGGCTTCCAGAAGAAGACAAGTATCTTCTGGACGAGCTTATGGGCACGACGGAACACAAGACCGCCGGGGGGTACACGCAGTACCTCACCGCCAAGAAGACCGAAGGCAGCAAGTCCCCTGACGACCACAGGACTGACGCCTGTAGATACGCCGTGCTAGGCATGTACAGCCTGTTGGGTAGCAAGTACGTCGAGCGGCGTCGTCCGTTCAGCGAATACCGCTCCCACATGGGCTGGTCCAGGGGCGGTTCCAAGAACTGGAAGGCTCCCTGGGGCAAGTAGATTACCTAGACAGCTCTATGGCCCACCACTGTTTGGCTATCGTCATGGATAGGTATTGGTCGTCCTCTGGCAGCAGCAGAAACATGTCCCTGAGCCGCTCGCAGTATGATTTGTGGTCAAAGTCCACCCATTCACATAGCCACTGGCACCATTCGGATTCTGCAAAGGTTATCACCTGAGAAACCGAGTTGGCGTCGAATGTCTCTCGCCTGTTAAGGTAAGATTCCATCACGTATACGTAGTGGTACAAGATGCCGAACGCGAGTTGTCGCCACGGTTCAGTCGGCAACTCGTTTTCTCCGCTCGAATAACCCTGCATCTTCACGACTCATTAAACCCCGTGATATCTGTATCTCTATTACGTCATACTTTGGTATCTGACCGTTATGTACCTTGGAATGACAGTTGCTACATAACGATATGATCGCTTTCGGGTCGTCATTCATGCGCCCGAACATGTGGTGCGGGTCCGTAGCGTCTTTTGTGACGCCGCACGCGTGTAGATGGTACTGACATACGAACCGATCTCTTTGTAGTGCTACCCAGCTCGCGTCGGTCCTCATATCTGCCTCCGTGTATACCATTATAACATTTTTGGCAAGAACTGTAAATCCATAAACCGTTGACAAGTTGGCTGGCGTGTGGTATACTTGCAGTACAGTATTATCACACACATGTACAGGAGTAATATGAACGATCTCGAGGGTGTCCGAATATACAACAAGGAGAGGGGGATCGGCGGATACGACCCGACCACGCAGAAATGGCGCGACGGTATGGGTCGTTTTGCTAAAAGGGAAGATGTAGAACGAAACCCGATCTCGTCAGGCAGGTTCGTTGCGATACCGACATTCAACAGGGTGTCGAAGCTGGCGACGGACCTCGAGCTTATTATAGGCGGCCTGGACCCCAACCAGCTACGCGTTGCGGAAGCCGCCGTAGAACCCATGCCGTCTGCCATGCTGGCCATGATGCGCCTGTCCGAGTTCTACTGTCGCACGGAGGGCGACATATTCCAGACGATTGAAGTGCCTCTGGACGTCGCATTGAAGCCGCTTGAGTTCGAATCTCCTGACGCCGGGTATCAGAAGGAACTCGAAGAACTGTACAGCGAATATAACCTAGATATATACCAGAACCTATACTATATCTGGCTGTGCAGCGGTATCTACGGGCAGGCGTTCCCCTACGAGATATGGGGTGAAAGCCCGGAAGACACGCGTATTGTCTTGCTACCGCCCAAGAATGTGGACGTGGGCCAATCGTTCAGCCTGTACGGTGGCGGGCTGTCAATCGCCACGGATAGCAGGATACGCTGGACGGAACAACTGATAGCCACGAACTTCCCGCCCATGATGTACAATAGGCGATCCGCAGACTGGAACGAAGCGGTAGCGCAGGGGATCAACCTGCCGATCAGGTCGGAAGACTGCTACCCTGTGCGCGAGAAGTCCCTGCCGTTCCAGCGGTACGCGGTCCCGCCGGTGGTCAGGGCCAGTAGGGCGATATCCACGCGCCGCGTGTTCGAGGAAATGCGCCGCGCCACAGTAGAAGGCTACAAGAACCAGCTCTGGCTATTCCTGCTTGGCGACGCAGAAAACAGACCGCTGCCAGACGAGATCGCGCACCTGGCCGACGAAGTCGAGGGTATCGGCGGCGAGCGCACAGGCGTCATGGTCTGGACGGGCGACCTGCGCGTGGAGGTAATCGCGCCGAACGCACCGGACAAGATGATGGCGAACGAGACGTACATCGGCCTGACTCTGGAAGTGTTCAGGAAGATGGGCATTAGCCTGATGGTCGTGTCAGGTGAGCGCGGCCCTATGGGCGGGTCAGGCAAGACTGGCGATATGAACATCGACATCAGCATCATGCTCGAACGACTGAAGTTCAAAGTGAACCAGATGCTACGGTGGGAACGCCAGTTCAGGAACAAGCTGGCCAAGAAGATGGGTCCGAAGGCTGTAAAGGCCAACAAGGACACCAGGGTCCATTTCGGGAAGATTGGAATGGAAGTGGAACGAGAGATTAGGGAGCGGTTACTGCCAGCATACCAGGCCGGGCCGCTGTCCATCCAGACGTTCCTGCAAGAAGGTGGCTGGAAGTGGGTCACGGAACTGGAACGCAAAAAGGACGAGGAGAAGCTCCGCGAACTGTTCAGCCCACCAGCCACGTATGCGCAGCAGGTGGTGAACCAGCAGGGTCAGGCGGTAAAGGAAATCAAACAGGTTCCGTCACCTGGCCGACCGCCTAACAAGCTCGAGTCGCCACAGGCTATGGTCAAGAAGGAACAGAGGGACCAGCAGGTCAAGGCCGGGTTCTACCTGGAAGCGTCCGCCAATTTCGACACGTATGTCGAAGAGGTATACGACGCCTATGATCGCATGATAGCCTACAAGGACGTGCCCAGCTTCATCAGCGAACTGAAGCAGATCAACGAGGACTACATGCTGGACTTCGCCAAGGATGGCTATGAGTCCGTTGGTGGCGCGTTCGACGTGGACGCAGAATGGGTTGACGGCGCTGTGGCGTTTGTGAATTCTTACGCAGACTCATTCGGGCAGAGGCTCGAGGGTGCGATTGACGACACAACCGCGCTCGAAGACAAACGGTACAACGCATACCTGTATCCACAGGAAGGCAGACACCTGGCGTACATGTACGGCGTGCAACAGGCCATGAAGGAAAAGGGTGCCAGGGGGTGGCGCAGGGTGCTGCACCCCGAGCTGTCCAAGACAGGTCCGTGTCAGCAATGCATGGCGGATTCTGCGCTTGTGCATCCTATCACAGAAGGGTTCTTCGAGTTCCATCCTAACGGCGTTTGTTCCGCTCAGGGGGTCGCTTTCTACACATCGACCGCAGAAATCCCGGTAGAAATCCCCGTTCCCGGCAAGGTATTCGACAGGGAATTGATCATGAAATTCCTCAGAAAACTAGGTAGGGCTATCACTGGCCCGATACAGAACATAGTAAGAAGGGTGAGGAGTGACTAAGGTTGAAGATACTATACGTGTATGCCGACGTAGCTGGTTCGGACGGCGGTTATTGTTCTAGCTGGCTGTGCGCGTTTCCCGTAACGGCCCTGGAGAGGGCGGGGTACGACGTGGACATGGTACACGCTACGGAGTTCATAGCAGATAGGCCGAAAGCAGACATCATCGTCGTAGAGCGTCTTCTCTGGGTTGGCAACGAGGGTTTCGATCTGTCCGAATATCCAGATGGGCCGCGCAAGAATTCGCTCCGGTATTACACAAGGATGAACACACTGGACGCCATCACGGACGCCCAGGAGAATGGCAGCAAGGTCATAGCCGTTCTGGACGACTACTACGAAGCTCATCCAGGCGGCAAGTTCAAGTTCATCAGGGACATGTGGCTCGATGGCGTGAGCCGTGGCGTTGACATGGGCTTCAAGCCCATAGAAGACCTGAAAGCGGTGCTCGGAGTTGTGGACGCCGTGATGACTCCGTCCAAGTTCCTGACGTTCCATTATGGCCAATATGCACACAAGGCATACTATGTCCATAATAGGCCGATACTCGATATGTTCCCGACAAGACCAGTCGATACCGTATCCGGCGATAAGATAGTCATAGGCTGGAGTGGTACTGGACAACACGTCGAAACGTGGGTCGATAACCCAATGATTGACGCCCTCGCAAGGCTCAGGAAGGACATTGTCGTGTCTGGCGTCATACCGGACATGGTGTGTGACATCATAGAACATGCGGGCGTAGAGGTACGGCAGATAGGTCCGGTAGAGATAGAAAAGTTCCCGCACGTCGTGGCTGGTTACGACATAGGCATCTGCCCGCTATGGGGTGAATACGACAAGGGGAGGTCGTGGATCAAGTGGCTGGAGTGCAGCCTAATGGGCAAGCCGGTCGTAGCACAAGACCTGGCTGGCGTGTATTCAGAGTGTAAGGGTGGATATCTTGCGTCCACGCCAGAAGAATGGCACGATGCTCTCAGCACGCTCGTATATGATGAACGAGCGAGGCGTGGAGAGTCGCTAGCCGGACTGTCGTGGTCGTGGCGGCAGGGGCTAGAAGAAAATCTGGACGAACTCCTGGGGGTGTTTGATGAAGTCAGGCATGGATGAATTCAAGACGGACGTTGTGGTGCCGACGTACAATCAGTTCAATCTGGTGACACAGTGCATCGCGTCACTGTCTGGGCAGGAAGGTATAGGGACTATCATCGTTGTGGACGACGCATCCACGGACTTTGCGACCGTGGAGTATCTAAGCTATATGCACAACGAGGGGTCGATAAGGCTTCTACGATCTGACAGCAACCGTGGGTTTATCAGGTCGGTCAATGCAGGTATGAAGATGGTAGAGACCCAGTACGCAGTAATCGTGAATTCCGACACGGTGCCGACGGGCCGGTACGCGCTGTATAATCTTGTTGTGGGCGTACATAACGCCAGGGCGCAGGTGGGTGGTGCGAAGCTGCTGTTCATGCCAGGTTCGAAATACGGAAAGAGGTTCACAATCCAGCACGCTGGCATAGCGTTCGACCCAGAGCTGGTGCCCTATCATCCGTTCATGCACTTGCACCGCGACACGAAAGCCGCGAACGTTACCAGGAAGGTGAACGCCGTGACAGGGGCGATATTCTGTGTGGAGGTCGATACGTGGACGAAGGTCGGTGGATTCGACCCAGTGTTCGGTGGTGGTGTGTACGAGGATGTGGACTACTGCCTGAGAGCTGGCGATGTGATGTACATATCTGGTTCAGAATGGCTACATATGATGCACGGTTCACAGACGCAGGGACACGATCTGTTTGATCTGTCGGACCACAACCTGGAAATATTGCACAAGAAGTGGCGGCACGCGCTGAAGTGCGACCAGAAACTATTCTACGGAGTATAAGGTGAAGATAGGTGTCATCAGCGAGGTATATGGCGGCATAACGACGCCGCCTAAGAACTACGGTGGCATTTCGGCATCGGTACACAATCTGACTGAGGCGCTTATAGCTCGTGGGCACGACGTGACGCTATTTGCACCTGCGGGTTCGTGGACTAGCGGCAGGCTGGTGGTCGTTGCCGGTGGGGACGCTCCGTCTAATGACGGGTCCAAGATGCCACCATACGTGTACGACTGTATGGCGGAAGTAGGCAACATTGATGTATGGATAGATGGGTCGCACCACAAGAGGTTCGCCCGGTACTGTAAAGAATACGAACCGTGGGTGCCGATCCTGTGCCCCTCGTGGAACCCTAACAAGGCAGACCTGCCACAGAATACCGTGTGCCAGTCGCCACACATGCCATCGGTTATAGGTGACATGCCAGATGATACTCCGTGGATGTTCGCCGGTATCCCGTCCGAGCAATACAGCACATCAGAGGGACCATATGGCCCGGCAGTATCCATCAATGTCATAGCGCCGTACAAGGGCATCGACCTGCTCGTCCGTGCTGCGGCCAAATATAACATACCGCTTGTCCTTTATGGGCATTGCCCTAGCCAGAAGTGGTACGACCAGGCGGTGGGTCCGTATGTGGACAAATCTGACAACATCGAGTACAAAGGGCTGATAGGCAACGAGCGCATCGACATACTGGCGCACGCCGTAGCCTCGTTCACCCTGGCGAACTGGCCCGAACCTGGGTCCAGAGTGTCCATAGAATCGTTTGCTAGTGGCTGCCCCGTTATTGCGACGAAGTGCGGTTGTTTTCCATACTATATAGAGGACGGTATAAACGGCTCGCTCGTTGACCAAAATGAAGAATCGGTATATAATGGATGGCGACAGGTTATTGATAGTGGAGACGCCATGAGGAAAGCGGCCAGAATGACGGCGGAGACAAAATTCGATATGGAACACTGGGTATCTGGTTGGGAGACACTGATGCAAAGGGTGATAGGTGGGGAGAGGTGGGAGTAAGGATTCCAGTAAGCAGACCGACGACACATTCTATACTCAGGACTGCCACGGCGATTGGCCCCGCAATGCAGCGCGGTATCCTGACCAACAATGGGCCGATAGTCAGCGAATTTGAAAGATCAATCTCTGAGACAGTACATGCGCCGTTCGTAGCAATGGCGAACGGGACGCTCGCCCTCGAAGCGGCCCTATCCGTCCTATTCCCCAGACCAGTACCTATAGGCATACCGTCGTTCACGTTCGTCGCCGTCGCGTCGTCTGTAGTCAGGTGCGGACATACGCCAGTATTCATCGACATAGATATGGATACCTGGACAATGGACCCTGACCTTGCAGCCAGGAAGATGGCGCACGTCGCCGGGTTCATCGTGGCCAACACCTTCGGTGTGCAGCCGCATGAATTCTTCAGCGGCGGCATGATAACGATCTACGACAATGCGGAAGGGTTTGGCACGACAGACAGGCGCTTTGGGACTATGGACACGTACTCGTTCCATGCTACCAAGGTGGTCAACTCGTGCGAGGGCGGCGGTGTCGTATGCGCGTCACAGGAAGATGCTGTGGAGCTTAGGAAGTGGCGCAACTTCGGCCTGGACGGTGTCACGGGCGACGCCGACATGGTCGGGTCCAATGCGAAGATGAGCGAAATTCACGCCGCGTTCGGCTTGCAATCTCTAAGGGACGCGGATAGACAGGTCAATGCCCGTCACGACCTGCTCGGCATGTACAAGGAACGACTGGAAGGATATGTCGTGTTTCAGTCCGGCAATCCGTTGAACTGCGTCGTGCTGGTAGACGACAGGAGTGCGGTGGAGAAAGCCCTGGACGATGCTGGCATAGACACCAGGGCGTATTTCTTCCCCATACATAAGATGAAACCGTATGCCAGGTATACCACAGAACATCTGCCGGTGACGGACTACATATCCAGCAGGTCGTTAGCCCTGCCACTGTGGGCTGGCATGACCGCAGACACGGTAGAGTGTATTTGCGACATTATCAGGGAGGCGATAGATGGATGACATGATCATCGTGGGTGCGTCTGGCGGTATCGGCGTCGTGTTAGCGAACGCGTTCCGCAAAGAATACAACCTGTACCTGACGCATAATGACAACCCGCTATATACATTCCAATCCACGCAGGTGGACCTTTCCGGTCCTGATATCTTCGGATACGTTGACAGCATTGCCAACGTCCTGTCCGACAAAGTAATCGTGGTCAACTGTGCTGGCGTTACTAGGAGCGCGATGGGCCACGTGATGGGCATACCATCGTTCGAAATGTTGCTGAACATTAACCTAGTCGGTGCGTTTAGGGTGTGCAGCGCGGTCCTGCCAATCATGCGCAAGAAGGGTTGGGGCAGGATCATCAACCTGTCGTCCGTGGTGGGCCACTTAGGCGTGCCTGGGACGAGTGCATACTCCGCATCGAAAGCTGGCCTCGAGGGTATGACCAGGACGCTGGCCGTAGAGAACGCGTCCAAGGGCATAACGGTGAACTCGATTGTCCTGGGCTACATGGAAGCTGGTATGATAACATCTGTCCCAATGGGCTACCTGGAATCGGTTGTAAAGCTGATCCCGATGAAAAGGCTCGGCGGTGTGGTAAACATTGTCGAAGCGGTGAGGTTCCTGGTGGCCGCCGATTATGTCACCGGGACAAGCATAACGGTTGACGGAGGGTTGTTATGCGCGTAGGGAAAGATGTCACAATCTATCCGTGGTGCAGGGTTGTGCGCCCAGATATGATAGAAATAGGGGATCACGTTATCATAGACGACTTCGTGTTCCTAGACGGTGGCAGAGGGACGACCATAGGGGATTACGTGCATATCGCCGCGCATACGGCGATAATGGGTGGCGGTTCGCTTATCATGGAGGACTTCAGTGGCTTCTCCGGCGGCGTCCGGGTGTACACTGGCGGTGATGACTATCTGGGCAATTACCTCACGAACCCGACGATACCGGACAAGTACAGGGGCAAATACTTCAGTTTCATACACATGCATAAACATGCCCTGATAGGGAGTGGCTGTATCGTACTCGCACCGCCGGAAGGTCTAATCGTAGGAGAGGGAGCTGCGGTCGGCGCGATGTCGCTCGTCAAGGACAATCTGGAACCGTGGACGTTATACGCTGGCGTGCCAGCAAAACCGATCAAGAGCCGCAACAGGGAAAGGATGCTGGCGCTTGAACGACAGCTTAGGGAGGATTTGGGATGAAAGCCTGTATCACAACGTCGCATCTTTATGGAATGGGTGGCGGGGCTAAGGCAGTCTTCGCCGTGGCATCAGCACTGAAGCATATGTACGGGCACGTGACCATTTTTGTTAGGTCACAGATACCGGAGCTGGTTCTGGACGAAAAGCCAGACGGGATGCTGTACGCATCGTGGTATGAAGGGTGCGCGTTGGGCTACGACGTGCTGTTCAACGTAGATCATTTCCATTACACAAAGCCGCAAGCCGCTAAGAACTATGCGTTAATATTCCATCCTCACAGTATGAACAAGCCACCGGAAGGATACGACATGCTGTTCTCCATCAGTGAGTATACACAGGTCGAGGTCGAAAGGCTATGGGGTCTAAAGTCCACGCTGTTGTATCTGCCTGTAGAGGATGATTATTACACGGGCGTCAAAGACAAAGTAATCCTCCACGTATCCAGATTCTCCGCGCCAAACCAATATGCAGACAAGGGCCACAGGCAGATGATCACGGCGTTCAAGTCCATATCGGACCTTGGCTGGTCATTCATCTTGGCTGGGTCTGTAGACCCGAAGCAGGCTGGGTATCTATCGTCCCTGATGGCCGATGCGTCGGGCTACGATATACAGTTTGCCATATCGCCATCTAGGAAAGAACTTCTCGGTCTATACGCCAACGCGTCTATCTACTGGCACGCAACTGGCATAGGGATGAGGAAGGTAGTGGGCGCTCAGGAACACCTGGGCCTGACAACTATAGAGGCGATGGCTTCTGGCTGTGTCCCGGTCGTATATGGTACTGGCGGCCAGAAGGAGATCGTGAAGAGTGGCATCAACGGTATCCTTGTCGGTAGCGAGAAGGATATGGCTAGGGCTACGGTCGAGCTTACTAAGAAGCTCGACGTGTGGTCTATATTGCAACAGCAAGCAGCGAGGAGCGGCAAGGCATGGTGTGGACTTGATGGGTTCTACGATAGGTTCGAAGAAGCATTGTCCGGTGTAGACAACGGCGTTCCATCGGGATACGTGCCGAGCTTGAAGTATAAGAGATCAGACGTGGACATCATCATACCGGTGTGGAACAGCACGACGATACACAGATGTCTCGATGGCATACCAGAGGGGCCAAATGTCATCGTCGTTGACAACGGTTCAGACAATATCGTAGAACACCCACGTATCGACAAATATATCAGACTCGAAGAAAACAGAGGGTTCAGCGGTGGCAACATGGCTGGATTTGCAGAGTCTACGAGGCCGCTCGTGCTGGCCCTAAACGACGATTGCATCCCCAGTGGTGAAATGTGGCTCGATATCATGTTGCTGTCCATGAGCGAAGAGGGCGTCGGCGTAGTCGGCGCTAAGTTGACATACCCAGATGGCAGGCTTCAACATGCTGGCGTGTTGATAGACTGGAACAGGGAGGATATATGCTTCCATAGGTGGTACGGCGGTGCTGACCACCCTGCGGCAAACGTGATGACTAAGGTAACGGCAGTCACCGGGGCATGTCTGTTGTGTAAGAGGGAGCTGTTCGATATGCACCCAGAGCTATACAAACTTGGCAACTATGAAGACGTCCACTTGTGTCTCAGTGCATGGATGAATGGCTACTCGGTGATATATCAACCTGGCGCATCGTTGATACACATTGAAGCCGTCACGAAGTCGGGTACGGATGTGGATTATACAGCCACAAACAGGCCCGAGTTCGTCCGCCAGTGGCGAAGTGTGTACCTCGATTCCGAAGAGATGAAAGTCGTTCGGGAGGTGAATGATGCCTCAGGGTGGGGCAGAACTAGTAATGACTAAATATCCACCGACTAAGGAAGACCTGTGGAAGCAGAACTGCGATCTACAGGAGCGCATGTTAAAAGTGATAGAGCGCAACAACGAAGTAATAACCAAGAACACAGAAGCGCAAACCAGCATGAACAGCATGATTGCTTCTATGCAGTCATCCCTAGACATGCTCGTGAAGCAGTTGCTTACTGTGTCCAACGGCGTGCCGCTGAGGGTATTTATGATCGTCGTGGTCACGCTTGTGGTGATCCTGTTCATAGTTGTCGGCATCAGCATGTCGGACATTCAAAGACTAGTAGGAGGATGACGTGTTAGTAGGGTTGACGGTTGTGAAAAATGCAACAAAGATGGGCTACCCGTGGGTAGAGTCCATCCTGTCCGTGATAGACTATGTAGACCACTTCCATATCGGGTACGGTCATTCCGAGGATAACACGTGGGAAGTGATAGAGACGATGATGCACAGCGACCGTTTCGGGCCGAAGATATCGGTTAGCACGTTCGAGTGGCCCACGATGGACACCGGATTTGCGATAGGTGCGGCGACGAATGACGCCCTAGCGCACATCAGGAAGTTCGGCGGCAAGGTGCTATATGTCCAGGCAGACGAACTGTGGCATCCAGAGTCCGTGGAAGAAATGGTAAGGCTGTCTGGCGAGGACTATGATGCGTACTCCGTCCCATATTTGCATCTGGAACACAACTTGCAGATAGTACAGGAAGGGGCTGGCTACCAGAGGGCTATCCGCATGGTAGCCAATAGGCCAGAGATCGTCGCCCACAGGGACGCCTGGACGTTCGAGGGGTATTCCAAGCTGCTCGACATCCATTCGCTGCCACACCCGCTTGTACATTGCAACTACTTCCTGTGGGACAACGTGCCTGTCAAGAAGTGGGTCCAGGCCACAGAGCTGTACCAGGACTTGGGTCACTACAAGATGGCGGCAGAGCTGGCGTTCGGTGAGTGGAAGAAGCACGACGTTCCGCCGGAAATGTTCTTGGAACGCACATCGCCATTCGCAGAACATCTGCCAGAATGTATATTGCCGATGCTAGGCAAAAGGCGATATTATGTAAGGGAAGGCTTGATACAATGACGGGAGTCGATGATTGTACAGTAACGGTAGGCGTATTCGGCACGCCTAAGATGGGAGCCTGGGAGTGCCCGCGTTGCCACATGATCAACGCGCCGTGGGTGGAGCAATGTAATTGCCAGCCACAGCGTCGCGTCGTAACGTGGCCCGACCAAAATGCCACAGATGCGACAAGTGAGTACGGGCACGTATACCCTGTTGGGGAGGTGGTTTATGGGTGATTGCGTTGTCGTACTCAGTAACCACAGAACCGGGAGCAGCGCGTTGGCTGGCGCACTATACCACCTCGGTGTGTATATGGGCGACCCAAGGCACATCACGAAAGAAGGTACGAACTTCGAAGCATACGATCTGTATCAAGAACACGTCAAGATGATGCCCGTGTGGACGCACCCAGAATATCTGACAATGGATGACGTGTACCCGCCCGAGAGCTACGTGGAACTTGTGCGCAAGCGGGAGCGGCGCAAGCTGTGGGGCGTCAAAGACCCGCGACTGTGCTTCCTGTTCCCGGTATTCCTGAGTGCCCTGTCGGAAAAGACTAAGGAAGTCAAGGTTATCTCTATGGAAAGGTCGCTAGAGGCGTCCGTACAGAGCCTCGTTGCCCGTGACGGGCTGGACTTTGACGAAGCGAGGCGCATCATCGTAGCCTACGAGAACGCAAGGTCGGGTATGCTGGAACTGTATGGACCTCATTTCCAAATGCTGGCCGTGTACTATAGCGACCTGCGTGATAACCCGAGGAGGCAAGTTACCAGGATTGCCGATTTCCTTGGCGTGGAGGTTACTGACGAAGCGGTAGATCACATCAAATGAAGATAGTCACCTACTGTATAACCTTTCCAGACGAAGCAGACATCCTGCCGAACATGATAGCCCAGGCGAGCAAGCTGGGCGACGTATGGCTGTTCGACGGCGGTAGGGTGGGCAGTCATTGCCAGAACAACAAGCGTGCGCCATCTGGCATTATGATAACCGACGACGGTCTACAGTATGCACCCGAGGATATCGAAATACCGGATGATGCTATACAGAAGATAGAAGGGTGCAGGTATACCTCCCTGCCCTGGCCTGGAAGCCCTGGCAAGCAGCGCAATGCTGCGCTGGACATAATGGGTAACGAGTACGACTGGATCATCCAGAACGACAGTGACGAGGTGTGGACCGACCAGGCAGTAGAAATGATTCCCAAACTGCTAGGTGAAGTGAGTCATAACATAACAAACATCCTGGTAAAGATGCTCCATCTAGTCAAAGACGAGGACCATTACTGGCGCAGACACTACAGGCACTTGGTACACGCGAGGATACACAGGCCGGGTTCTGCCAGGTGGGTCGAGGGCTGGCATGAACATCAGAACTACACAGGACAGAGGATGTCAACAGACATGGTCTTGCTGCACACGAAGCACCTGTTCGTGAACAGGCTACAGAGGTTCTACGGTAAGGGGCTGGAAATGTGGGGCGACCTGGACTACACGCCGCTGCCGCCAGGGAGGTTCGGTCTGACGTGGCCAGATATGGTGTACCCCAGGGAGGACAGACATACGTAAGCGGGTCGGGTTCGCCGTAGACAATGTGGACGACGTTGTGCGCAGATATATGACCGCCGCCGGTACTGACAAGGCGATCACGGGCGAGCACTGTGGTACGTGGCGTGATTTCCATGCCTGGACATACAACCGATACTGGAAGCGCCTGAAGGTTGTGGTCGTGATGTCCAACCGTTTTGTGCCGTATCTCGAGTATGAACGACACAAGACTGGCATAAGGTTCGTCGCTCTTGATACATACGAACGCGTATTCGGCTTCGAGTTTGATAGGCGTCTATCGGCGCACGACGTCGGGTGGGGCGTGGACACGGAGCAATATGACTCTGTAGTGAATACCAGGCCGTGGTCTAGAAGTCCGGTATTCTTCTTTGCGAATGGTATGAATGACCTCGCCAATGATATTGTCGCCCTGGGGTATGACGTCACGGACCAGATGGTACTCGGAAACGTAGCGGTCATACAGGACGCGGAAGTAGTACCGATGAACATATACGCCGCTGCCGCCGCTGGCATGGCCGTTGTTACTACGGAGAGGAACGCCAGGTGGCTGGACGCTGTAGTTGACTTTGGCGTATACACAGAGGATGGGGCCGCTGGAATAGTGAAGGCGGTGGCGGGGGCAGACTACAAATTCGCTGGCATGATGTCTAGGGACATAGTCCCGAGCATGGACGACTTTGAAAATAGGTTCAAAAACCTATTGATGTTTTAGACATCGTATGGTATATTTGTTTCAGGAGATGAGATATGACAGACTACTTTGAAGTTATCCACCCGCTAGAACTCAGGGACGCCGATGGCGACGAAGTGAACGCGTCCCTTCTGAGGAAGTGGTCGGACCAGGGCGATGGGTCGCACTCACCTGCCAGCTCCGGTTCGTCCAGTGCGGTGCAGATGAATTCGGCAGATACAGCCACGGCTGCGGCAGACACGGCGGTGGCGATCACATACGCCGCCACTGCCAGCGTCGCGCACAAGTTCAGGAAGCTCGTATGGTCGTACAGTGAAGACCCGACTGGCGGTGCGCTGACCATTACCGATGGCGGGACCACCGTGTTTCAGATCAATATCACGGCTGGTGGGCCTGGGTTCATACCGCTGGATGACATGAAGTTCACATCCAATTCCGCTGTCGTGGTGACACTAGCCGCAGGTGGCGGGACTTGCGTTGGTATGCTGAATGTGATTGGTAAGTCCACGGAATAGGGCTATGGGACTAGGTGGCATTAGTGCGCTGTCTGGTTTGTCCGGCGTCGTTGGTGCGTCTCCTGGCGAACCAGCCACAAGGCTGGTGGTATCTATAGACAACTCCGCTGGTGGAGATTTGGTAGATTACCAGATAAGTGCAACCATACCATTCACAGAAGGCATGGAGGCAGACTTCTCTGATGTCAGATTCAGAGACACAAATGGTTCCACTCTCCTTGACTTTTGGATAGAGTCGTACACAGAGAGCACTTCTGCGCTCGTGTGGGTCAAGGTTCCAAGCATAGGCGCAAGTTCCTCAAAGACTATCTATGCGTACTATGGGGACTCTGAGGCTGAAGGTGGTAGTGATATATGCGCCACGTTTGTTTTTGGTGATGATTTCAACCGCACAAATCTAAACCCGACTTGGACAAAGAGCGCGTCTAACCCACTTACTGCCGCTGGATATGGCGATCCTGGTGTGTTCTATGAGTCAGAGACTTTCTACATATTTGTAGATAACTTCTCAACTGGCAACATCGATCTACTAACTTCCAGTGACGGAACGACACTATCGAGCCAGGGTTCGGTTTTAGACAAAGGTTCTGAGGGCGCATGGGACGACTACTTTGTCCGTGATCCAAGTATCGTAAAGATAGGCAGCACGTACCATATGTGGTTTGCAGGCCAGACCGACGCGGAGGGTGGTACGACGACCCACAAAATTGGACATGCTACTGCGCCAGCTATAACTGGTCCGTGGACTAAAGATGCAAGCAACCCTATAATAGACCGTAGCGGGGATGGATACGGCTGTAACGAACCATGCGTTGTCTATGATCCAGACGACGATGGATACGAGTATAAGATGCTGTACACCTATGGGACGTTTGATAAGGGCGACGTCGGCGCTGAAAACATAGGGTATGCGTATTCATCTGATGGATCGTCATTCACACTATACGGCCAGGTTATGGATTTTGGCGATATGCAGGACCAGTTTGTTGTCAAGGAGGGCAAGGTTTATACCTGTCTTGTTGACAACTCCTCTGCCGCTGTGCTCAGGACTATATCGAAGGACTTCATAAATTGGTTAGCGACTACAACCATCGGTGGTATTCCTGAGGGCGGAATCGGTGAGTACGATCACGACGGGGTATATGCTCCTTGCGTTGTTCTTGTAGACGGAACATACTACTGCTACTATCAATCTGCGGATGCTGGCGACCACACTATATCTCTAGCAACAACGACAGACCCTCTGAATATGGCAAATTGGGTTAACTACGTTGCAAACCTGTTTACGATTAGTGATAACAGGATGTATAAGTCGTTAGTATCTACTGGGAGCTGGCGCTCGTCAAAGATTGGGTGGGGGTTCGACCCTCCGTATATTGTCGAGTGTGAGATAGAGTTTCAGTACCAAGATGACGGTGCATACCACGCTGGCATATCAATCGGTGATATTTCCGGTTATCATGTTATAGTCATCTTCGACGTTAACTCAGACGTTACCGCCATAGCTCTGACGCAGTATCCAGATTATGGTAGCGGCGGGTCGTCTCTTGGAACATCTACAGATGTGTCTCTATCTCTATCTACCGTGTATAAGATTCGCGCAATCGTGACTTCGTCCTCGGTGCAGGTCGATCTATATGATGGAAGCTGGCATACAAACATTCTGAGTAGCGAACAATCTATGCTGACAGGGTATCCAGCGGGATATGGATATAACAACGATAATGAATTTTTCATTGACAACTTCCGTATCCGTAAGTATGCCAGCACGGAACCATCCGTAGAGGTGAGTTAATTATGGGCCTGACTGGTCTATCTGGTCTATCGGGGATAAGTGGTGCGTTCGGCGGCTCCGAATGGACGCCACTAAGCCTTGGCAGCAGTTTGGTTCTATGGCTATCTGCTGAGGATGTTGGCGGTTCAGATGGTAGTGTTATAAGTGCCTGGGTATCTAGGGAAGGCAACAGCTACCTCTTTCATCAGAACAACCTGTCCAAACAGCCCGTCCTCAAGACTGGTGCGAATGGCATCAACGGGTACAGTGTTGTCAGATTTGACGGTTCTGATGACTTGTTGGCCTACAACGGCACACTGACGACGGCAACCGATGGGGTAGTCGTTGCCCTTATCAGGCTGTCATCTGGCTTTGCCGCATATCAGACCGTGTTGGCGTCGTGTGATGTGGGTGCCTCAACAAGATACTTCGCCCTGCGTGCCTATGAGGACATAGACCCACGGTTTGCTATATCCATTGCACAGCGGGATAACGACACTGCCGAAGATATGTACGGGAACTCCGAGGTAACCAGCGACGTTCCGTATGTAATGTCGTGGATCAGCACCGGGACCGAATACCGTATGCGACACAATGGCGTTGAGCAATCTGTGAATATCCAGGCTGGCGCTAACAATGGCGACTGGTTCGGTGACACGACACAGAGGGACACTGTCACATTGGGAGCCTTACAGCGAAACACTGAAGCCCAATTCCTGAAGGGTGATATATGCGAACTGGTTATATGCGCACCGAATATTTCAAGCGCAGACCTCTCCAGGCTAGAACAGTACATGTCCGAACGTGGAGATGTCGTACTTGGTGGGTGGGAGTTGGCAAGTGGCGCAGAGGGAGCGTCCGGTTCTTGGTGCTGGTTTGCACAGCCACGAGCAGTAGTGAGTGGTGGCAAGACCTATGCTGGATGGGCGACGCCAACAGGCAAAGTTGTGTATTCAGCGATTGAAGCTGGTGAGTCGCCGTCCAGCCCATACGTCCTGCACGACTTCAGCGCACCCGATGACCATATGAACCCTGCGTTCTTTGTACGTGCCGATGGGACGCTGTTCGCTTTCTACTCCGACCACTCGGGTGGCGCTCTGTACATCATGGAATCCGTCAGGCCATACGAGGGTGTGTGGCTCAAGGAAATCGACCTAGACAGCCAGCTAGAGGAAGCCAACTATACATACCCGCACCCCATACAACTGACCGGGGAGACGAACGATCCGATCTACCTGTTCTACAGGTCTGCTGACTCTGGTACGTCTGGCGAAGGGTGTCACTTTTCTACATCGGAAGACGGGGGCGTGACGTGGGCTACCAGCCAGGCGCTACTGACGAATGGCGACGAGCGACCGTACTTCGTAGTGGCCCAGAACGGCGATGACAGGATCGATATCGCCATCAACGACGGGCACCCCACCAGTGTCACAACGAACTGCACGTATCACGGCTATATCACCGGCGGCAACCTGTACAAATCGGACGGCACACTGGTTGGGGCTATCGGTTCAGGACCATACTCACCGAGTGACCTAACCCTGGTATACGATGGCACTACATACAGGTCTTGGGTCTGGGACATAGCCATAGACGACAGCGGCTATCCGGTCATAGCCTACGCCGACTTTGTATCCACTACCGACCACCGCTATAGATACGCGAGGTGGACTGGTTCCGCCTGGGACGACCATGAGATTGTTGCTGCTGGCGGGACTATTTATCCAGTTGCGGGATCGCAGGATTATTATAGTGGCGGCATTAGCATAGACAGGGCCGACACGTCAATCGTGTACCTATCGCGTGAGGTGAGTGGAGTGCATGAAGTATACAAGTACACGACTTCCGATGGTGGTACGAACTGGTCGGCGGTTGCGATAACGTCGGGTTCGGAGAATGGCAACTACCGACCATTCGTCCCGTACAATGCCATTGAGGACTCCCCGATGTTCTACATGGCCGGGGTGTACACGACATACGAAGATTTTGCGACAGAGATCACGGCATATCTGCCGTAGGAGGGAAAGTGCTAGAGATTCACACCATACCCCATCACCATTGGGGCACTGACAGGAATTGGTTTGCCGAAGTTCGTTCCGCCGGAGGTGAACACTTCCACAAGGTAGTGTGGGGCGGGCTGCCACCGTATGCAGATGACATGCCAGCGGGGTCTATCTACGTGTACCGCAACTATGACTTCGATGACCCAGACCAGCCTTACCGCAGGATGATGGCTACGGACCCGCTAGGGCTGGCGGACCTGCACGTCCAATCCAGCGTCAAATCGTCTGCGTGGCTTGAAGCGCATGGCGTGTCCAAGGACCACCAGCTATTCACCAGCGTAAATGAGCCGCACATCTGGAGCGACGAAACTCCGCACAACGTCGCCGTATACGGGGCGCGGTTCCTTAATGGCCTGCACGCTCACGGTCTTCATGGTGGCTGGCCAGAGTTGAGCGTAGGGTGGCCTGGGAACGGCAGAAACGCCTCGCTAGGCAATCCTGGCAGCAAAGACCCGCCACACTGGGCGTGGGCGCAGCCAGCCATAGAAGCGATGAACGACGGTGACTACCTTACAGTCCACGAATACTGGGCCGATGGTGGCGCACGTGAAATGTGGGGCTGGTGGGGTGGTCGCGTACTGCAATGCCCGTATCACGTCAGGATTCTCGTCACCGAGACAGGCATCGACATGGGCGTAAAGTACCCGCAGCTAGACGTCTATAAGGGCTGGCTGGCGCTACCAGGGACTACGGACGAGAAGGCGCGACGCTACACCGACGAACTGTGGGACTACATGGGCCTTATGGCCGAGGATTCACGGGTGCGGGGCGTGTTCCCGTTCACGTATGATGGCGCGGGGGACAAATGGGCATGGTTCGAACAGCGGAACGAACAACTACAGGCCGCTCACAGGCGAAAGTGGGCGCTGGAAGGCATACCACATCCTAGACCGTACAACCCTGGCGACGATCCTGACCCGCCGCCGACGTGGCCGCCTGACCCAGACCCGCTGCCAGAACCAGAGTTCGCGGTAGAATATGTGGTAGGTGGCCCATACATTGTTGGGAGCTACCCGCAGAAGGGCGCGATGCTGGTCCTGCGCGACCCGTGGGGCAACACTACGCACTGTACGGCGGGTGACAAACCAGAGTATGGGCCTGGAGGGTTCCTGTTCACAGCCATTCCTGGGTATGCATCTACCATCGTGGCTGGCGGGCAGGACTACAGAGTGGAGGTGAAGCCTGGAAATACATCTAAGGTAACATTCGGCACTATCCCAGACCCGATAGAACCGCCACCAGACCCGGACCCAGACCCCGAACCTGGAGAGTACCACATCGAATACGCCCCAGGTCTGCCACTTGTCGTTGGCAACTACACAAGGGCTGGCGCTGATATGCTGTTACGTGACCCGTGGGGCAACGAGCAGCGCGTCAGGTCTGGAAGCAAGCCAGAGTATGGTAGCGGTGGATTCGAGTTCATTGGGATTGTCGGTGGGCAAGTCTACACACTGATCGTAGATGATGTAGTATGGCCCGTAGAGACAATGGCTGGCATGATAGCCACAATAAAGTGGTCCTAGCTATTGACAAATTTATAGACTTAACATATAATCCACTTAGGAGGAGCAAAAAATGGGTGGTTTGCCTGATTGGTCAGCGTATGGAACACCGGCGCTCGTATGGCTAGTTGCAACGATCAACTACCTGAAGGAAAATTTCGGGCTGGAAACGAAGTATGCCCTTCCGGTGGCGGTTGCTATTTCCGCCGCGATTGGCACTGCTCTGTATTTTGGGCAGATGTATAAGGTCGTAATGGACGTCACTAATATCGTTCTAGGGGCGGTCCTATTAGGGTTTGCGGCGACCGGATACTACAGCGGCACGAAGAAGAATGTTGAAACCAGGAACGGATCGAAGACAGAGGAATAAATCATGCCCTACCCAGGTGTGCCTAAAGATAAATGGCCAGCTATGGAAGAGTGTGTGGCTGGCATTATGAAGGACCACGAAGGGGAGAAAGATTTTGACAAGGGCAACGCGATTGCCATTTGTCACAATAGGATCATGGGCGAATTTGTAGTGGAGATCGTAGAAGACCCGACGTCGATCAATGAGGCGCTCGGTGCAAACTACATGCCAGGCGAACTATTGCGGTTCGAAGGTATGGAGCTGGCCCACGTCGGTACTAACGCCAATCAAGACGAGTACAACGACGACAATATAGGCGAACTCGCGTCCACGCTACCTTTAATGCCGATCACTGACGAACATGGGCGCGATAGGGTTGTCGGTGTGTTCACGGCTGCGAAGAAGACTGGCGATGGCGCTCTATCGACAGATGGGCTTGTGTACGCAAGACGCTTCCCAGAAGTGGCCCAGGACATCCTAGAAGGCATCAAGAGGCCATCTGTGGAGGCGTATGCAGATGTGGCGATGTGTTCTATCTGCGGCGAGGAGTTCATCACCGCGAAGGACTACTGCAACCACCTGCGAGATAGGCGGGGGAGCGGCGCATCGCGCCGCTTTAAGAATATGCACGCTGTTGGTGGTGGCGTTGTACGGCGACCAGCCGACAGCAGAGCTAAGTTCGACATGGATTCCATATACATTATGGCGTCCCACGAGGAGGCGCACCCAGAGGCAGAGCGAGGCGACCTAGCTACGTTTCTGGCAGTCCTGGCTTTTGGTGAAGACCAGCCGGACGACGGTGTGCTTGAGGCGGCTAAGAAGAAGTGGAGCAAGGACGTCGATTTGGACGAAGGTTCTCTTACAGCGTTGGGCTGGCCGTCTGGACAGAAGATAGCGTCCAATATCGAAAATGGCAAGGTATCATACGCTAAAGCAATCCAGAAACTAGGGTATCTTGCCAACGTATCGAAAGACAGCGCCACGGCTTCGAAAGCCAGAAGCATCATGCAGATGCTCAAGAACCGATTCAGAAAACAAAAATCGGAGGGTTCAATGACCATTGAAGAGGTCCAGGCTCAACTTGATGAAGCACTGGCCAAGTTGGGACTACTGGAAACCAGTAACGCAGACCTCACATCGAAGCTCGATGAAGTCCAGGCGAGCCTAGATGCGGCAAACGCCGGTCTTGAAGCGGCAAATGTCAGCCTTGCCGCCAAAGACGAAGAGGTCGCCGGATTGCAGTCGAGTCTCGCTGGTGTGAAGGAAGCGAACAGGCGTATGGTCCTGGCGCATATCTTCACCGAAGAGGAATTCGACGCACAAAAAGAGGCCATCATGGCTATGCCAGAGGCCGCCGTAACCGTTTTCGCTGCGAAGTTCGAAGACACACCGCAACCTAAGAGTGAGCAGTTGAAGACGAACCTCGGCGGGTCTGGTGAAGACCACGATGGTACTAAGAAGCTCGGCCTGTAGGGAGGAGAGCAATGGCAACTGAAGTATTCGCGGGTGATGTCTATGGGACTGCAACCCGCCACGGAAAAGATATCTACGCCGCAACAAGCGAAGATATCAAGCCTGGTATGCTTTGTATGCTTACGTCTGGAAGTAGCGTCACGAAGGCTTCTGCGTCGGACGCGCCGGAAGGTGTAGCTTACGGGGCTCGTCATCAGGCGTACCGCCCAGACAGCAAGACCTTTGATGATGGTGAAGAGATGGTCCTGCTCATGGGCGACGTCTGGTGTCTTTATTCAAGCGACTTCTTCGTAGGTGGCACCCTGCCAACGGCAGATAACACCCTGTACTCCGCCGCAGGTGGACTTATGGACACCAGTGGTACGTACAAGGTCGGGCGCTGCATTAAGGTAGGGACGCGCATCGAACAGGTCGCCGGTGTTGGCACTAGCCAGAGCCTCGCGCTCGTCCAGCTAGAGCTTAAGCCTTAAAGGAGGCCGAGGAAATGACTGAAGTGATTAAACTAAAGGATGCAATCAAGTTCGACCCTGCACAGTCCAACTACGTGATTGCGGAGGAATTCAGCCAGACTGACGTGGACGAACTCTTGCGGTCTATCGCCTACGAGACTATGGCGGGCTATGACTTGCAGGAAACCCACGAACTGCTCGCGCAGAACATCCTCGAACCTATCCGCCAGAGCGTTCCGTACACCGAGATGTACCGCATGTTCTTCACCGAACATCCGGTCGGTGAACTTGAAGACCCTGCATACCCAATCGAAGACCTGCCGGTCATCGTCTGGGAAACGCACCGCGACGGTGAGATTATGTTCGTTCGGGCGAACTACCGCTGGACTCGACCAGAATTCACCACGTATGATACTGGTATCGAGGTACAGTGGGACGACCTGCGACGTGCTGGCTGGAACTACTTGGCGCGGCAGATGATGTACGCGACCGAGGAACTCGCCCGCAAGCGCGACGCAGACGCTAAGACCGTTCTGGATGCGGCCATCGTATCTGGGCAGAACCATTCGGTTTCCGGCGGAAGCCTGACACGCGCATCGTTGCGTGCCGTCATCAAGGCTGCCGTAGCCATCGGGTTCCCGATGACCCAGTGCTTGGTCAACTCCGGTACGATTATCGACGTCGGTGACGACGACTGGCCAGAGGGCTTTAGTATGCCCGAGGCGGAACAGCGCGAGCTGCTCACCAACCTGTATCTAGGCCAGTTTGGGCGCTGCAACTTCTACACCAACCCGCACGCCGAAGCCTCGACGCTGTACTTCAGCGGGCCTCCGGCTGGTATCGGTTGGCACATGACCAGGGGCACGACACGCAGCGTGTCTGACATTGACATCAGGAAGAAAGTAGACCTGCACGCTATTCTCGACCAGGACCACACGTGGGTAGTTGGCAACGCGTATAACCTGCGCACACTGACCATTACTGCCTAGTGCAACATAGGAGGAAATCAGGGTGAGTGAACAAGAGAATAAATCTGGTAGGTGGCTAATCGTCAAGAACGAAGAAATCGGGCCAATCATGTTTCCGAACCCAGATAGGGACGCGAGGGACAGCGACGACCTGGACCTCGCAGGGTTTGAGGAGAAGGTGATTGATAGCCTGTGGCTAGACGTACCACACTTCGTCCGGGCAGTGGATTCGGGCAGGGTGTCCGTATATCGTAGCGATACCCTGCCCAGGTCCGACTTCCTGGTAGCAACTGTGGTAAGCGAACTCACGGCGAGGGGCTGGTCTAACAACGCCGCCCTGACAATCTATAACATCTGCGCGTCCGAGCCGATACCGCCGGAGTTCGACCAGTTCATCGACCTGGCACCGTCACGCGATAGCAAGACGCAGAACGGACCGGACACCACGATCATCGGGCCACGGTGGGACTTACTCAGGCAGCACCTACCGTTCCTGCGCGAGATCCTCGCGCTAGAGCTGAAGTGGCGTAAAAGGCCAGCGATTGTAAAGCGACTGAGAGCAAGAATCAGAGAACTGGAGTCCAGGGCACGTGTATGATCTGAAGTCCAGGGGCGTAAAGGATTTTAGGCTCGCGGTAGATAGGTTAAAATATGCCGTGCGCGACCCTCTCGAGGGCAGCGTGGGCACTAACACGGTATTCCGTGCCAGGTTCTACCCCATATCCAGCACGCCAACACCAGTCATCTATTCCACGTCTGGCTCCGTAGACCCGAGCGGGTACGAGCTGGATACCGAAACTGGTACTGTTGTGTTCGACAGTGCGCCGACCGCACAGCCGACCATGACGTACAAATGGTCAAATATGACAGATACGGAAGTGGTTGATATACTGGTCCTGGCGTTTCAGGATATGGAAAGCAGATGGCCAAGGAAGTTCAAGCTGGTTGACTCCGACAGTTCCGAAGTGTTATACCCGAGTGAAGCCACGGAAGTGAACGTGGTAGATACGGACGGTAACGATCCGACATGCGGTACGGCGACATTCAGCACGTCCACGGTGGAGCGTGATATGCTGATGAAGTGCGCCAGATATAGTAACCTGGCCGCAAAGATGGACATGGCGGCGGAACAATACTTCATGTTCCGCGAGGACAGGGGCGTCACGGTAGACAAGACGAAGATACCTGCTAACCTTGACCTCGCCCTGAAACGTGCAGACGCCGACGTGAAACGCGCCGTGCGAGCAGCGCAGTCAAAATACTATACGAGCGGTGCGCACTTAGGCGAAGCACAAAAGTCGCCCGGCACACAGGACTACTTCACAGACTACGAATGGCAGACGGGAAGCCGGGACGACGACTACAGGACAACTTATGCTGGATCGTCGTAGCAATCGCTGGTTCGTTGATAACACCCTGCATGAGATACGCAGGGGATACAGAGATATAGCAGTCGTATACCCGACCGAAGAGACCGTGTGTACGGAATGTGGCGGTCAGGAAGAGTTCACGCAATCGGCGTTCGACGCGTTCTGTACTACGTGTAACGGTACAGGGTACACTTTTACATGGGCCACCGTGCTTATCAGTGGCCGGATACAACACTACGACTTCGTCAAGCTATCACAGGCCGGACTACCGCCTGGCATAGAGATCGGTGATGCGGTCATATACGTTAGCGTTGCCGCCAAGGAAGCAATAGAAGAAGTTAGAGGCTCGCCATACGGCTATGTGTACATTGACGGACAGACGTATAGACCCTGGAGCATAGAACCAACGGGTGTCATGTATGCAGACGATTGGCGGGTTGAGCTTAAACGATCAGAGGTCAAGGCACATGCTTCGGGATACTGATCTGGACAAGACGATTAACTGTGCTATCGCCAAGATACTGGCAGCGATTGACGAGAACGATAGCAATATACGCAACATCGTACTGGACGAGTTAAATGCCATCAAGCGGTACTTTAGGAGAATTTATCGTACAGCTACGGCTCCAGAGGGACAAGTTGCAGCAAGCTGCGCCGATACTGGCGAACAGGTTCGCAGACGCCCTCGTGGAGGAACTGACGGCGAGGGTTCCGGGGCCATCAAAGCATCCGAACGCTTCCGGTAACTTGTTTCGGGCCATCACGGCCCGGACTGCACCGTATAGGCGCGGGTCGTATGTCGTAGTAGGTATCGGTAACAAGGCTCTGCTTGGCGAACGGGGTGTCAAGTCGTATTCACCGGAACCGATTAGGGCGTTCCTAGACTGGTGGATGCAGGAACGTGAGGAAGGCAGGGCGTACAGGGCACAGCGCACGGCAGAACAGCGCGTGGAACACGCCAGGCAGCAGGAGATCGCCCGGCAGATACGCGCAGCGGAAAAGGCCGCACAGCTCGAGATAGGCGCGGCCAGGGCCAGGATAGAGGCAGCGGAAGAACTGGTAGAAACGACGAAGAAGGCACTCAGGAAGACGTTGCAGGAGTACAGGGCCGTAGCGGAACGGATTGAACGATACTCGTCAGTGTACGCGGAATATCTAGCGGTTGGCAGGAGATACATCCAGTTCAAAAGCGGCCAGAGAAGGCCACTGTCGTGGATAACTGGACAGATAGCAATATTGACGGAAAAGGAAAACCTGTTACGGACGACGATAAAGACCAGGCGCGACGAAGTAAACTATGCCGTAAGGCAACTACGGGAGCTGAGGAAGCTATATGCCTGGCTTCAGTAATTTCCCGACAGGCAGCAAGTATGCCTGGTGGAAGCTAAATAGTGCCAAGAAGCAAGTCCTCCAGAAGGAGAGGCTCGGTAGTCGATTCGGCGGTGAAACTGCCGCAGGTATAGGGGCAGCACCGTACTTTTGGTCACAGGAATATGGAAACGAAAGGGCAGCGATAACTGCGCAACACTTTGCAGAAAGATCGTGGGAAGCGTTCCAGGTTAGAGTACCTAACATAATAAGCGAAGTTGTGCGAGAAGTAATGGGCCGTTAAGCCGCCGCCCGGTGGTCCTTATTTCTGTTGAAGGGCAGAACCCTTAAACGATATGCAACACAACCGTAATATACGTATCAGTGTTAAAGATCATATTTCCTCTGCGTTCACATCGCCCGGTGTGGGTGGCCCGTCGTCGCCGTTAAACGTGTACGGCGAGAACAGCTTACCGTGGCGTAGCCCTTCATTCACTCCGACACAGCCATATCTGTTCATCGTGGACAGTAACATATCACCAACTCTGGCGTCTCTACCATTCATCGTCGTAGAACTATCGCTGATAAGCAAGAGGCCATCGGAGTTGGGCAGGCAGGCTAGGACGGCAACGCTTAACCTCCACGTGTTCGGTCGCAACCGTGGCGAGCGGGATGATTTGGCGTCGTACTTACAGGATTGGCTTGCGACTTCCGGTTCTGGTAATAAGGTATCTGTAAAAGACTACGGCACGGCGGGCTGGCCCGAGGTAGACACAGCCCTGGTCACTAGTGGCGTAGGAGTGGTACAGGTACAGCCGACCGAGGAGCGCATGGAATCCGCCAGCACGGACAACTGGAATATTGTCTCGTGCGTATTACAGTTCAAGACAAAATAATGTGGAGGCAACATGCCATCAGAACCGCTAGAAGTAGCAATTAGAGCACATCAAGCGTATATGTTCCTGCATAACACGGACACGTATGCCTCGTATGGCGAGATCTACGTGGACCGTGTTCAATCTGCGGAACCGACGCAGACTATCCGCCAGGACAAGTCCTACGAACTCGGGCGTAAGGGACCGACTGGCGCTAGTGAAGACCCGCCCGACTTCCGATTCGTTTGGGAAGAGAACTGGGCCAAGTGGGAATCCGCGCTGTACCAGGCAGGGAAAGACCCGTCTACGGACACATCCTTTAACCTGGGCGACATCGTGGACAATACGGATGTCGATATCTACGTCGTGACCGAAGATAGTGACGGCGTTGCCCAGAACGAATACGTGTACGAGCAGTCGTCCTTGTCCGAACTGGCTATGTCCTGGCGTATGGGTTCTCCAATCACCGTCAGGTATACCAGGGACGCCATCAACGGTAAGATTTACCGCCAGGGCGCTCTGACGCACACGGCTAGGACCGCGCTGGACGACGCGAGTCCAGGCAGTATCAACCCGAAGGACGCTCGTGTGTTCTTCTACAGCTCCGGCTGTACGCCAGCGGACACCGACCGCGTGTACAGGCTGCAAGGGTTCGATATCACCGCACGGTTCCCGTCCTTCAGCGTCCTCGAGATCGGGCGACGCGACAAGGTCGGCGTGCTGATTGACCCGCCCGATGTGTCCTGCACGATGGACGCCCAACCAGGCGACGACCAGCCGTGGGATAGGTTCTTCGATGACGCCGGTACGTATCTGGACCTGAATACGCTCCAGGCGCAGAACGGTCTGATTCGTATCTACGACCCGGAAGAGACTGAAGCATCGTCTGTCCTTGGTTCGGTCGTTCTTGAGAACCTGAAGTCCACTGGTGGAACACCGCTCCGCGCCCAGGTGCGTGGTCTGTCAACATCCCGCATCAGCGCAGACGTCAGCAAGGAAGTAACCGAGAACTCTGGCGGGATGATCTGCTACGTTGGCGACATCCCATAGTCGGGAGGCAGGAAGATGGAATTGCAAATGCAGTTGGATGACCTATTCAATGTGGAAGCAACAGTAACCTTGCCCGGTGGCGAGGCTATAATCGTGCGTACCCTTACCGACGCGGAGATACAGATGCGCGATAAGGCGTCGATAACGGCGGCGGCTGCTGTAGAGGCGAAACTTCTTGACAAGGAAAGTGACGAGCACAAGGAAATGATAGAACCTCTACAGCAGCTAGGCCGCGACGACCTGATTATCATCATCATGGCCGTTGCGGATGTAACTACCAGGGCAGAAGTAGAGCGCGAATACCCTTACAGGTACGTGCCACTCCCAGACGATGCTTCCGAGGAAGAAAAGCGCGAGGTCACGCGCCGACAGGAAGAGTCGGAAGCACGTGTCCTGCACCTACGCTCAGAAGAAGTTAGCACCAGGCTTACTGATATCGCAAACAAGCTAAGCGAGCTGGACGAGGATAAGCTGCGCAGCAGGGCTGTCAATGCGGCCATGCAGTCAAGCATCTTTAACGCCAAGTACGAGGAATTTATCGTTCAGACTGTGTATATGAGCGCCAGGATTGGGAGCGGCAAGGGCAGGAACAGGTTCGACCTTGAACATGTGAAGGGCCACGGCAAGAAGGACGGACTCAACGAGAATGTGTTCCGCTATCTCTTGCAGGTGTACGGGACGGTAGATACTGCTGACCCGTGGGAACTTCAAAAAAAACTTTAGACGGGGTATTCTGGGGCATGTTGCAGTCCAATACCCCGATTAACGATGAATGGGATGGGAGGAATGAACCCTGGCACTGGGCATTGATTAAGGTCATGTACAAACATTGTCAGGGGGTGCTGGAAGACCCGACCCTGCGCGACCTTGATGGCCATCCTCCGCCGAAGGACATATGGTTTGAGTCGAAACAGCTCGAAGCATGGCGGCGTGATAGGGAACGGGAACGTGACATAAAGGCAAAGCGAGAGAGTCGTGTCTGAACAATTCGAATCGCTATACACGGTAGGGGTAAATACCGAACCCGCCGAGAACTCACTAGAGCGGCTGATAGAGCTAGCTACGCGAGGCACTGTCGCTCTAGGTACTATGGTGGCCCAGATCGAAAAGATGGGCAAGACGATGGCGTCTTTGGGCGACATTGCGGAGACTGGCTTCGACAATGTAGTGGATGCCGTCAACACCTGGGGCGACTCTATCAACACAGCCGTAGGCGGACTGGGGAAAGAACTGCCTAAAGTCACCAAGAAGCTCACGGAGATCACCGGGCTTCTGAAGACCATGTCCGAATCCACGAGCGCGGCGGTCGGAGAACAGGCGTCGAATGAAGTAGCGGCGTACACCCGCAAGCTGGACGAAGCCACAATGAAGCTGCAAGAACTCCAGCTAACACTCAAGCAGCTAGGCGGCAAGGCCGTCATGCCTGGGTTCTCGGACGAAACCATGAGAGAACTGTTCCCTGATATCGAGACATTCGAAAAGTCTCGCAGGGAATGGGAAGAGATACTGCGTAATCCCTATACTGAGCGACGAATCCCGGTTGAAGTTACGAACAAAGCTGGTGCGACGTTCATGTCAACCAGGCTGGAGCAGACACCGAACTACCCAGAGATTGACATAGCGCGTGCCCATGCCGCTTCGAAGTTCGAGAGCTTCCCAGAGCTGGTGAAATACATAAACGCGCTGCGTGAGGTTGAGGAAGCAGAACAGCGCGTCGCCCTGCTCTCAGAACAGACTGCGGAAGTTCGGAAGCGGGCTGGTATGGAGGCAGCAGAGGAGGCGGAGCGCGAGATAGAACTGGCCCGGCGCAAGGCAGAAGCGGCGGCACAGGCGCAGATACAGGCCGCAGAATCCACGCAGAAGCTAACGGAATACTTCACCAAAGAACAGCAATCGCCCTGGTCGGAGCAGTACGGGTTCGGCAAGATCACGCAATTTCAGGAATCAATGCTTAAAGTCCTGGCCGCGTTCGACCAGATAAGTTCTGCCGGTAAGGATACGAACGTCACCTTCGAATCGCTTGTAGAATCCCTGACATATATTCAGGGCATGAGGTTCCAGAGAACGAGTACAAGCCTCATGGCCATCAGGGAACGATTGCGCGAATCGCACAGCGTGGCCCTTGAGCTAATAATGGCCCTGGAAAAGATATACAGTTTCAGCGGGCAGATGCCACAGCTCATGCCGAACCAGGCCATACCGCAAGCGGCAGAGGTGATGCCGACAGAGCAGAACCCCGCATCCTACTGGGCAATGCAAGCTGGTGGTGCGCCTGATGTTAGCGAGACGATCCACCAGATGGCAGTGGACTCCGCTAGGGAGTTCGAACAAATAGCCCCTGCGGCCAAGACGGTGTTTGATAGGATCATTGAAGCCGCACTTGAGCTAAAGCGTAGGATGGTTGACCAGTCCATCATCCCCGACATGGTGCGTGACATAAATGCGTGGCTGGCACAGATACGCTTTCCGCAGAACGTCGCAGACGAATTACAGGCCGCCGCAGATGCAGCTACCGCAGGCGTGGCCCTATCTACAAAGACCACGCAGCCAGGTCCGGTAGCTGGCTACGGTCGCAACGTTACCACGGAGTTCTGGAAGGGTGGCGAACTTGAGAAGACCGTGGTCAATTATGCCAAAGCGTTCACCACGGTGGACGACATCACCGGCAAGGTCGGGCAATCCATACAGCAGGTCCAGAAAGAATATAACGCACTTGGTGATACTCTTGGCGGGTCGTCCACAACAGTTACCAAGTTCGCTGATGGCATGGTCAGGGTCAAGCGGGAGGTGGATGGGTCTGGCAAGGCGTTCGGTGATGCCACGCTGATGGCCAGCCGGTTCCTGCGGCACATCACCTGGATTCTACAGGGTATCGTAGTTTGGGGTGCCATCCGCAGGATACAGGAAATGGGACGCCAGTACGTCGAAACGTTCAGCGAGATAGAACAGCAGGCGGTACGCACGGCGTTCGTTATTCAGACTACCACCGAACAGATACAGCTCGCGCAGTCCAGGCAGGCTGTGTCCGTGGCTCAATACGGTATAGACCCAACGTCATCCGCATCGGCAAGCACGATCATGGCGCAGTATGGTGTAGCCGACGAGCAGACGAGGATCAACGCCGCCAGACTAGCCATGACCGCGCAGATGGATATGGCGGACGCCACCAGGGCGCTGCTATCCGTACAGCGACAGTGGAACATGAGCGGCGCTGAAGGCGCACAGGTCTTGGATACGCTGGCAACCATGTACGCGAACGCTCCGGGCGAAATGAAGGATTTCCTAGACCTCATGCAGGAAGGTCCAGCCCTGGCGGAACAGATGGGCCAGTCATTTGAAGAGAACATGCTGCTGATCTCCAGGGCGATGTCATACCTACCTGGCAGGACGCCAGGTAACATATCCAGCCTCATGGGCCGCACGCTCAGCCGCGTCTACAGCCCGGACACGGCGGAAACACTCGCCAGGCGCTACAACATCAGGGTGTTTGATCCAGATACGCTACAGCGCGAGTCTGGCCTGGACGTGCTGGACCAGATTGCCCAGAAGTTCCAAGAGGTTCGTACCGAATCTGAGAAGGCCGCCCTTGCCGAACTCGTCGCAGGGACCAGGCAAGGTACTGCCTGGCGTGATGCATACGTACTGCTACAGAACTGGACAGGGGGCATCAGGGATGCCAACACGGAGCTACGCAGCTTCGATGACCTAGCATCTGGCGTGGAAGAAACCTGGAAGAATACGACCGACGAACTTACAGCTTCGTGGAAGATATTCTTGCAAGAACTTGGAAAGACTGGTGGCATCCTGCACGGCATACAGGACGCAATGGAGGAAATGTCCGAGGGGTTTCAGAAGAGCACAAGGTGGGAAGCACTGGACGCCGCGTTGTCTAAGTACGGCATGGGCCTGCACGGCTTGAACGCGGATAGAATGTTGCAGATGTATGAAGAATCGGGCGGCGGGCGAGGCTTCGAGCGCGCCGGATCAGGCTTTTCTGTGCCTACAGACGAGTTCTTAGATTGGGTACAAGCCTTTGTAGATAAGCTGGAAGCCGAGCCTATCGGTCGAGGCTTCGGGTCCGCGGCACGTGCTAGAGGGGCGGATAGCTTCGGGCAATTCCGTTCGGCTGCGCAGGCCGCAGCGGATGATATCAGGTCTGCTGGCCAGTCGCTAAAGGACAGCGTTGAGGAAGCTGGCGAGGACTGGAAACTGAACATCCTAGCTACGATGCTCAAAGGTGGCTGGACGCCTCCTAGTAGCATCGTAGACCTGACAGGGCCGAAAGAACACCCGTACACGATGACGCAGGTGAACGAGGCTATAGCCCAAAGCAGGGCTGAGACGCAGCGGATGATAGAGTCTTACAGGTCATTCCTACAGACGTCTGGGCTTGGCGGCGGCGCGATAGAAGAGGCCATGAAGAACTTCACCGACAAGCTGATGCTCCAACTACAGTTCTTCAGGCTGCCGGGTGGGGAGATACGCCTCATGGAAGGGCGTGACCTGCTGTTCTACCTATCCAAGATAGAGGAGAACACAAGGCCGCTGGAAGGTATCTGGAACGTACCTGAAGGT